CTAAAAAACTTTAACACTAAATACAATGGCACTAAGAATCCTACCATTCAGACAATACGACGAGAACGACGTCATTAACTTGTACTCGCTTGACGAGACTATTCCAGTGGATCCTTCCGAGGATGGAGTAAACGCCGCAGGCGTAGTTGTGAAGATAGAAGCGGGAGTTATGGGAGATGAAGTAATTTCTCTCGAAGACAATACCTATCTGGGCAAAAAGTACTCTGCTCCAGTCGGGAGAAACAAGTATCCATCCAATCCTTTGAAGATCAAGGCAGCTGGCAATGACGCCAAGGCTGCATTGGGAATCACTTTGCGCCAAACGCTTTCTCATGACGAGAACGGGGAAAAGCTTCTTTATTACCGCTTGAAAGCTGATGAGTTGCAAGCTGTCCTTCCAGGGGAGACGGTTCCTGTCTTGACAAAAGGAGTCGTAACTCTTTCTGCTGATGCTGTGACGATAGCGGGTGGTCAAGCCCTAGTCGCAGGGGACAGACTTCAAGTCGCCGTTGGCGGGAAGCTTAAGAAGCTTGTGCCAGACGCCAGTGCCATCACCCAAATGCCTTGCGTTGGTAAGGTTCTGGCTGTAGGAGAACGCAAAGCCGGAACTTATCCGGATCAATTTGCAGGAGCTTCTGGTTCGTCTGAGAAATATTACGTCGTACAGATTAACTTCTAAATTTAATTATACTTTAAACACAAAAAGGTAAAAAACGCAATGAAAATTACACTTAAAAGAACCGAAGAGCAGGTTGAGCTTGTAAAAGCCATGGCCTCGAAGGATCGAAATGTCGCATACGAAGCTCAGTTGGCTCTTGCGGAGTTTATCGGGCCTTTGCTAGCTAAGGTTATCAATAACGCTCCCACTTTGAGTAATCTATTTACTCCGTTTGAGTTTAATTCTGATGACAGCCCAAGCATTCCATTGGATTTGTACTACGATATTACCGCAGAGGATTATATCAAGGTATATACCCAGACGGTGCCAGGAGGACTTCCTAGTAACACAGTAGCTCCAACTCAGAGCGAAATGAAGTTCACGACCTATCGTCTTGATAGTGCCATTGACTTCGATAAGCGTTATGCCTCAAGGTCTCGCCTTGATGTTGTCAGCAAGTCTTTCACACGACTCGCTCAAGAAATTCTTCTCCAACAAGAAAGAACTTCCGCCAACTTGATCCTAGGTACTCTAGTTGATCAAGGAAGGGAAGACGATAATGGCGCAACAGGCTTGGAGCAAACCTTGCTTTCCACGGATAATGGCCGACTCGTTCTTCATGACTTCAATCGCCTCCTTACGAGAGCTAAGAGAATTAGCCCTTCCTGGAGTGGCGGAACTCCTGATAGTCGTAGTCGTGGAATCACGGATCTGATCGTTTCTCCTGAGGTTGTCCAGTCTCTCCGCGAGATGGCTTACAATCCTATCGCGACGAGAAATCCTGATGGTACTGCCATTTCCGACACTTCGGCCACAGGCATTCCTGCTACCGATTCGATGCGGGAAGCGATTTACGGCAACGGTGGAATTCCTGAATTTTACGGAGTTTCCATTCAAGAGATCTATGAACTCGGCGAAAGTCAAAAGTATACGGGCATTTATAATAACCTGAACAATCTTAAGGCCGGCAAGAAGGATCTGGTTATTGGTCTGGATAAATCTAGAGAATCGTTAATGAGAGCTGTGGCCGTTGATTCGGTAAGCGGTTCTAGCTTTAACCTTTTGGTAGATGACCAATATGTCACTCGACAACAAAGGATTGGCTACTACGGGGCTATGGAAGAGGGTCGCATGATTCTCGATAGTCGCGCTATCCTTGGTATCGAAGTGTAATTCATTTTGTTTACCGCATTTAGTGCGTGACGCATCAAGAAATCCACCTAAGGGTGGATTTTTTGTTTCTATGGATTATAATATAAGTGTACATCTATGGTAATAGCACATTCAATAAAGGAGATATAAATATGACTGCAAAGAAAAAAACCTCAACGAAGAAATCCAAAAAAGAGAAACCGGTTCTAGAATATACAGACGGAAAATCCTGCGATACCTTAAGTTCTAGGGCTAAGGGGCTGGACGAGATCCTAAGTGAACAATCATCTAATCCATTCAGAACTGAAGACAGCGAAGAGTTCCAGGAGAAGATAGAAGAAATGAGTCTTTCTCAGATGCAAGAGCTTGCAGTAAGGGCTAGTATCTTTCCATCAGGGAACAAGACCACTCTGAAAAATAAGCTTTGCAGGGAATTTAAGGCAAAATTTCATACTGGCTTAAAGATAGCACAAGTCACAAAACCTGTATTTGATTTAAATTCCGAGGCAGCTAAAAAAGCCTTGGAGATATCGAAATTGAACTCTTGAGCTGGAACGAAATAGGAGAAATAGCCACCGGGATTTATGAATATGATTTCGGGGAAGGGTCTACGGCCACAAACGGACTGCAGATATCTGGGTGGCTAGAGGCAAATATGGGAGAATTGAATTCTTTAATTTTCTCATGTTTTAGTGGCGCAAATCCAGGAATGGGATTAGAGGAGCGGGCTATATTTCGTCATTTATATTTAAAGAGTTATTACGAAAAAGAGAGTAGGAAAATATTGCAGGGTGTCCAAACGACTTCAACGGAAACAGATGGATCAGGAGAAATAGTAACTTCCGATTGGACAGAACTGAGGGAAGGTGATAGTTACATAAAGAGGGTCGCTACGCTGGCCACACCCGCTACGAAGACCCAGGCATCAAAGACATTCCTGCAGTTCTCTCAGGACACCGAAATAAGCCTTAAAGACCTAGTATACAAATACAACCTGTATAGAGCTAACCCGGCAGAGGCTTAACTCCCAGCCAAGTCCATTAAATCTTGCATGTCAAGTTTTCCGCCTTTTTTCTCGGCGGCATCATGAAGAGAAACTCCTTTCGAGGAAACTCCCATGTATTCGTAATCTTCCTTAGTCGCTCCTATTATAGTGCTGGCCCCTCCTTTGTCATCATCATGATGGAGCATTTCCTTTCCCTTTTCAGACGAGGCGGCGAAATCCAACAAAGCCTTCGGGTCTTTCTTTATATGCTCAGGAATATTATCATGCCTGTCCGTTATATTCTTAAACACCCTCGTGTATATCAATAACTGAAGTTGGTTATGCGTGAGATTACAGACGGGAATTCCGTAGAATTGCATACTGTCTTCTGAAAACGGCATGTATGGATAATAAAAATCTTGAAGAATTAAGTTCTGTATATTATCCTCAGAGAACATTTGAAAGTTTTTATTATGTATTTCTATCAATCCATGTAGTGACTTATATCCAACATCATCTAATTCATTTTCCGTAAACAGCTTTTTTTTCATTTCCAAATCAAGAAACAAACTCTCTATAATGTAGTGGTCGTTTACTCTTTGTTTGGAATATTTTTCGCAGGTATTGCCCAATAGACTATCTTTTTCTGATGTCTTTATATTAAGTTTTTCGCTCTCTTCTTCTATTAATTTATTTTGTTGGTCTATTTGAGACTTAAGGATTAAATGGGACTTTCCCTTTATTAAGTTTTCAACATAAGAAGATTGTCTGGAAATAAAGTCCTCATCTTCCTGCGTCCATAGATGATCGGCCTTTAATGACTTGAGAGCTTCCTCTTCCGTTGGCAACCCTCGATCTTTTGCGGATTCATAAAAAGAAGACTCAATATCTTCTAAATTAACTTGATCGTGAGTACTGAGGTGGCGTATGTATATAGCATTGCCGCCGAATTCCGACAAAGAATAACCGCTTACTATATCGGAAAAAACCTTACGATATAAGGTCTTCTTCACTCATTAAACGTTTCCTTCTTCGATGTCCTTATTCAGGCTATCAAAGTCTTCCTTGCTTGCGCCAGAGCTAAAATACCAAAAACTAATAAAAGACATGAGCTTATGTTTTGCCACGTCAAATAAGTCATGACCCTCTTCGTCTATCTTGTAATATTCATCGATTTTATCCTCCAAGGCCTCGCCTATGAAAAACGAATTAATGTCATCATCTTCGTTTTCTTGGTAATATGATAAATTCACTAGATACCATAATATTACTTTATTTTGAGCTTTGGTATCTGCCGTATGATTAAAGACCGAAGAATACGCGGTTTCTAAATCCACGATCTCTCTTCTTAATTCCGCAAGATCAGACAATAATCCGTCAACCTTGTCTTGTTCTTTTTTATTCTTTTTCGTTTTTGCTTCAAGACGGGTATACTTGGATTGTTGTTCAGCGAGTTGGGTATACTTTCGTGTCAACAACTGAGCGTCTTCTTCGGATAACAATCCTCCCGTGTCGCTATACTTCTTGGCTAGCATTGCTTTAGTAAGAACGCCTTTCTTTATGCATTTACTTAATTCAATGCTATATTCCATGTCAGCTTCCTCGACATCCCTTCTGTTTGGCTCCTTGATGATTATCTTGACCGGAACCATTTCCTTAACTGTTTTGGTTACCGAGATCTCCTCCATTTCTCCAGATTCTTTATTCTTCTGTTTTTTTGTATCGGTCTTTTCGACCTCGCGTTCCACTTCGATGCTAAAGCTGTATAGTTCTTTCATAAAAATCCTTGTTCCTATATATTAATGATTAAATTTAAAAATTACAGTAAATTTTTCTAAATCTTCTTCTGAGCTACGTATTGAGTCATTTCCAAGGTCTAATACTCGCTTGCGTAAGTATTGCATTTTTTGACCATCAAAATAATTTGCTTGATCAATTATATCCGAATAAGACTCTGGAATGCTTTTTTTAAGCTTGTCGAAATTAATCGAATGATCTTTTTGCAGGTCTTCCAACAAATACAAAAAATCCTTAAAAAGCCTTCTAACATGCCTTTCGTGTCCCTCCTTGAGAAGATGCCAATCCGTCATTACCTTAAATTCCCTTAAACCTTGTTATTATTATACACACAAAACAATAAAAATAAAGTGTAATATATTTGATATGGCTAATTTACTGTCAGATGCAGACAAGGAAAAGTTAGGAAATGTATTTCAGGATCTTCATGATACATTCTCTAGGGACATCCTTGTTTATAAGGAAGCTAAAAAAGTTGTGATTAATACAACCATGGAGCATAATCCGATATATGGAGAATATACAAGGAGCAATTCGGCTGTTCAAAGCACCTCATTAACCGTACCTAATGGATCCTTTGAGTCTGATGGCGAAGCAGGAGATGGTGTGGATTTGAAAATTTCCCCGGCTAATTGGACCGCTACTAATCAAGGACAATGGAGAACGGAAATAGTTGAGGCGGGACAGGATGCCGGAGCTACAAACCCAGCAAATGCTGACGAAGGAACTTATTACTTGAGAATGAAAGGGAATGTGGAATGGTCGCTAACCTCTCCGAATCTAGGGCAAATCGAAAAAGATAGTTCTTATCATTTAACTGCAGCTATAGGCCAATCTTCTTATTATTCAGCCGGGGGAGGCCTTGACTGGGGGAGAGCCATAATATCATTGCATGACTCAGACGACGAAAAACTATCGGAATTAATAATCAATTCTGAAGATTTGGCCGTAGATCAATTTAATGATTTTTCCACTTCGTTCAAGACTGAAAACGTTTCGGGTTCAATAAATAAAAACATAAAGATAAGAATCACCCATGATGATTCCGGCGTTAATAACAAAGCTTCTATATGGGACAATGTAAGGCTTGTGCAAAAAACCGCCCCGAAATCGGCAGATGATATATCTCGAACCCCTCAATACAAGACAATAAAAGCCAGAATAGAATATGCTTCACCAATGAATGAAGACCCTCTTTCAGCAAGCCCTATTGATAGTAAATTAAATGCGATGATACCACAAGGCATGGTAAGGGTCAAACTAGATAAAGAAGGATTTGATTATATATCCGGAGCGAAACGCATTGATTTGGACGGAAAAAGATTCTTAATTGATTCTGCGGTTAGGCCCCATGGTTTGTTTGACCCTAAGTTTTATACGTTTTTCCTAAAGGCTGTAGAATGAGCAAGGATGTTCCGGAGGCAGACGTAGCCAGTATTCGCAGGCAGATGTCACGAAAACCAGAGTATAAGAGATCGATGATGTCTGGTGCTATTGCGGATTTTGAAAAAATTAAAGCAAAAATGATGTCGGAGTTTAACAATCACAAGATAACAAGGGAAATTGAGGATGGCCCGAATGCGGAAAATACATCAGGATCCCTTCATAAAGGTAATTTATTTAGTTTTATTGGTTTTGTTCAAGGTGATACCCCTACCGATGAAATTCGAGAGGTTTTGCAGACTATGTTTGTCATTAGTGAAGTGAGGGTGGTTTCAAGAACCGCAAGAGTTTGGTTTAATCTTCCTGATCGAAAAGAAATATTATCCTCAATATGGGATAAAACCCATCTATCTTGGGCCCCGGGGAGATCTTGGGCAGATGGAATTGAGACTGGGTTGTCTGGTTTAGGGCAGTATATTTATTCTCCCACGGGGTTTAGAAAGCCGGAGATAAGTCTTTCCGGCACCGGGTTGCAAGCGAAGCAACAGCTTAAGTCTGCGCGGGGCAAGGGAAATTTCGCAGGTTCGTTTAAAACTAAAAAATATATGAGGGAGATTGTCGAAAACGCAGGCAAGGAACTTTGGAAACTAAGGATGAAACAATACCCCGGGAGTGGGACCATAACATGAAAGTTCAATTTAATCATGAAGCGGTAACTAGTTTTACTCTCTGGTTTGATAATCATTTGATCAATAAGGGAGAAGGCTTCTCTGATCATGAGACTCAGCTTTATTACGTCGAAGACAACCGACTGCCGGATGGAGTATTTAGATACTCAAGCCCATATAAGCAGTGGGTATACGGTTATGGAACCCCTGAAATATATAAATCTGAAATTTTATTAAATAAAAATGATCCAGATTACGGATATTGGATTGACTACGAAAACGGAGGAATTGTATTTTTCGGATCTTCCGCTTCCAACAATTTAAATATTACGGCAAAATATAAAGTAAAAGACTTTAACATATATAATACTAATTTATACGAAGATGATTTAATTGTAGAGAAAAAATTCGAAACGAATAGCAGGTTTAATCAAACGTTGCAGGCGATATCTCCATATGATCAGGTTTTGCCTGCTGTATTTATAAATAGCGAAACAATAGAAAACAAAGGGTTTGCATTTGGGGGTCAATCCGAGACCACTATTATGTTCAAATCTGTGGTTATGGCCGAGAATATGTACCAACTTGATGGAATTTCCTCTATATTTGCAGATACTCACACAGTTCATTTCCCTCTTATCGGATTCGACGATCATCCTATTAATGAAAAAGGGGACTTAAAGGACGAATCCTTTTCATATCAGTCTAAATTAGCCGAGAAATCGCCATTCTTCATGATAGATAGAGTTGTTACTGCGAAGGTGGGAGAGGGAGTCCGACAGCAAATTTCACCATCTATTTATTTAGGATTCTTGGATTTCGAGGTTATTTCTGTGAGATTTTTGCAACAAAGTTAATATTTTTCTTCACAATATGATATAGCTAATGTAATAGTACGTGAACGCCTATAATACAACCAAAATAAAACCATGGCCAGAAACAGAGTAATTTATCAAAGTGAAGCCCTTTTCGTTAGCCCTAACGCTACCGGAGCTCACTACGTTTTAAAGAAGATCAAACGGTGGGATAATGTCGCCAATACTGAGAGTGACATTGACATTACCGACGTCGGTATTGATCAATTGAACCCAACCCAAACCGAATGGTCGACACCGGGGTCTAGCGCGAACTGTCTTCAGGCTTTTATCTCAGGAGATCTTGGAATCGCTGCAGCCGATTATGGACTTCTTAATAATCCTGACCCTGTGCCTGGAAAGCACATTTTATATAATAAGTTAAGCGATTACACTGACTTCAAGTCCACTAATAAAGCCTCTACCGGTTATCTTCTTATTCCCGGCGAACAATCGGAAGGTTCCGTAGAAAATCTGGTTCAACAAATCCATAGAGTTCAAAGTGCTAATTATAGTTTTACTATCAATAGAACAGATGTTAATGAATTTGGCCAATTGGCTAGAATCGATTCTCTTGTTCTGGAGCCACCCACAGTTAACTTGGACTTCAATTACTACCCAACAGACGGTAGGAACGAAAGTCTTTTGAACTTTCATGTTCAAGGCATTAACGGGAATGATGTTCAAAACGCAGCTGGCCTTCACTTGAAGGACGCAGGCAAAGGACAGAACTTCTTCATCATGACTTCCCCGGAAGGCACGGATGCTGTGAATTATTCAGGCGGGGACAGCAACAAGGGAACAATCGCCCTTGGTAACGGATATCTTAGTGACTGGAGCATTGAGGCTTCTGTCGGAGCTATTCCTTCTGCTTCTGCAACGATTGAGTTGTATAACGCTAAGTCCGATGCGGGAACTCAAGAACTTGGCGTTCCTTCTGTTGATCTGGAAAAAGGATCTCCAATAACACCTACGGAATTTTCTCTTCCTCCTGCAGATAGTGGAAATGTTCACGCAACCGCTCTTAGACCGGGAGACATAAAGCTAACGATTCCTTCTAAGCTGTCCCTGTTCAATGATGTTGATGAAATCAATATTCAAAGCTTCAACCTTTCTATCCCTCTGTCTAGAACACCAATCGACAGAATCGGATCCAGGTTCGCATTCTCTAGAGTAGTTGATTTCCCAGTGACGGCTTCGATGACCGTTAATGCTCTAGTTTCAGAGCTGAATACCGGGAATCTTGCGGACATGCTTGACGATTGCGAAGAGCATGACGTTAAGGTCCAAATGAAATACAATGAGTCTTGCACCGCTGGAGAAGCTAAAGATTCGTTGATTTTCGACTTCAAGGGAGCTAGAATCGATAGCGAAAATATCACATCCGATATTGGAAGCAATAAGTCGGTAGATCTTACCTTTAGTACTCAAATTGGCGGGCCAGAGGATGACGAGCACGGAATTTATATTTCCGGACTTGCTCCTCCTACTGATGACCCAATGCCTGCTTGGGTAGCTAGTTCAAGTTGCTAGTAATTGAGCGATTTATAAAGAGCTAAGAAATTAGCTTCAAAAAACCCCTGAGTATTCGGGGGTTTTTTGTGTATATAGATATAAGGAAAAAGGAATATGGCGATTAAGGTACAGGTTCACGAGAGAGGGCTCCGTCGGTCTATTGAAAAGACCGTCAATTCCGTTAATAGGCGGGGCTTGCGCGTAGATCTAAATAGCAAGCAATTCTCTAGGCCCCTCGGCAAGATTACTGGGCAGGTAAGCGAGTTCAATAAATCCCTTGAGGCTTCAAATGCTCGCGTATTGGCTTTCGGTGCTTCGGTAGGAATAATTTACGGAGTGCAAAGAGCATTCACGGAGTTAGCAAAAACTGTAGTTGAAGTGGAAAAGGCGATGGCTGACATTAATGTAGTCATGGGATTAAGCTCTAGCAAGCTTGAGGACTTCAGCCAAGGTTTATTTAGAGTAGCTAAGAATACGGCCCAAAGTTTTGATGAAGTATCAAAAGCCGCAACAGAATTCGCAAGACAGGGTCTTACTATGGAGGAGACCCTAAAAAGAACAAATGATGCCCTGATTCTTGTAAGACTAACAGGCATGGATGCAGCAGAGGCGGTTAAGGGCTTGACTGCGGCTATCAATACGTTCACAGACGCTTCCCTTACTTCTACTCAGATATTGGATAAAATGGCTGCTGTGGACGTTAGGTTCGCCGTTAGCACTGAAGATCTTATTGACGCAGTATCAAGAGCGGGTGCAGTGGCTCAAGATGCGGGGGTAAATTTCGATCAACTGTTGGGAACTGTAACCGCAGCCCAACAAATGACTGCTCGGGGAGGTAAGGTCATCGGGAATAGTTTAAAGACAATATTTACGAGGATACAAAGAGGTAGTACAATAAATGCACTCGAGGATTTAGGTATCGCAGTTAGAGATGTCCAAGGCAATACCTTGCCTGCTATACAGGCATTAAAGAATCTATCGGATACTTACGATCAAGTAGGGGATGCAGCCAAAGCTTCTATTGCGGAAAAAGTAGGTGGAGTATTTCAGATTAATATTTTAAAAGCATTAATAAAAGACCAAAGAAACGAAACTGATCTTCTTTCGAGAGCGACAAAGGTTTCGTCGAATGCTTCCGGGGAAGCTCACAGAAAAAACATATTACTGCAAAAAACATTGCATTCTCTTGGAAAAGAGACTGTAATATCTGTAAAGGAATTAGCCAATACAATTGGGCAACTTTCCTTAGCTCCCGGCATAAGAGACGTTTTCGACGTTGTTAAAAATTCATCGGAATGGCTTAATAGCGCTTTAAGCAAAGATTCTGACGATTGGGGTTCAAAAGCAGCCAAGGGTTTCCTGAAGGGATTGGGGAAAGTTCTTACTGGTCCGGGACTAGTATTGTTTGTGGGTATCTTAGGGAAATTGGCGGGCATGACGATGAAGTTCCTTGGGGGCAGCGTTTTGGAAATGATGAAATTGACCAGTCAAACCCAAAAACAAAAAACCGTTCAAGCTAGCATTAATCAATTATTGAGTCAAAATATGGGGCTGCAACAAAAGTTGCTGGCTCTTTCCGGAAATAAGGCTGCTCAAGAAAGGGTTATTTTAACATTACTTCAGCAACAAGCGGCGGCGGCGGCAAGAGTGGCTGCTGTTTCCAAGAGTGTTGCCCCAGCAGTAGTTAGAGGAGGTTTTGGTTCGTCACTTAGGCCAGGAAAAAGCGAAGGGCATGTTCCTAATTATGTATTGCCTCAAGAGAAAATCGCAGAAAAGATGGGGGCATATGCGGGTGGATATAGACCTGGGAAAGTAAAAGCCATTAATATCCCCGGAGAAGGTAGGTCGGTGATGAATACTGCCGAAAAGGTAGTAAGATATCCGGGCATGGCTCAACCTGAAATTAGACCTCCAAAAGCTAGTCCTGCGGGAAGGCAACATAGAAAGGCATTTGAAAAGACTCATGGATTTAATCCATATAGTACAGGATTTGTTCCGAATTATAATGCCCCGCCGTTGCATATACCTAGAAAAGGTTTTAGAAATATAACGCCAGAAGAACTGGGCAAAGGTAGGCACGGCCTACAGGGTCATTACGGACAAAATGAGCCACTTAAAATGGTTTTCAGGGGTATAGGCAAGCCCGAAGGGGGAGTTAGTGCAGGGGGTTCGAAATCATATAATACGGGATGGACATGGATCCTGGATAATAAAAAAATACAAAAAAGACACGAAAAAAGTGTAGATTACCAGCGTTTGGAATACCATCGGGGCGCTATTGGCGAAACAGCTACCAATAAAGTTGCAGGCAGGATTCTTTCCGATGAAGTGCTTGGTTTTATAAGGCATTATTCAAGAGAACCAAGGCAATACGGCGGCTCCTCTCGGGGGCTTCAGATACAAAACGTTGGCAGATACGGGAAGGAAGGAACTTATGAGGATATGCGCGGAAATGCCAGAAAAGCAAAAACACATAGTCAATCAACGCAAATTCTTTCTAAAGATTACGTAGCGAAATTAGTAAAATCACATCCCGAAGCATTGCCCGAGGAACTTCTCACCATGTTTCGAACAGGATCCTTCAGGAGTAATTTTAGAAGCAAAGAGCTTAAAGATCTAGGAAGCAGTAGAAGTTTTGCGGAGTACCAAGGCAAGGAAGGGATAGGGAAGCATGCTGGTGGGGCTACGTGGATGACGGCAAATATGTCCACCGCTCTTCAGTATGCAAATATTGGCTTGGAAAGGAAGAAGGGGGGCGCTCACCTTTGGCGTTTTGGAAATAAGGGATTTGTTCCGAATTACGCTCTTACTCCCAATATGATAGCGGGACTTAGGGCTAAATTAAGACCGGGAAGCGGAGCAACTCCCAATGAAATAAATATTGCCAAAAAGAAATTAGCCGAACATTTTGCAAAATCTGGAGGAGAAGGGGTGTTGGATGTAAACGCCCCTTGGAGTGAATTGTATGCAGAGAGACTGGCTAGGGAGAATTTCGGCAGAAGAAACTCTTCTGGAGAAACAAGATTTTTCGGGAAAGGCCATGTTCCGAATTATGCCTCCTTATCACCGATTTCTTCTCCTTCTCGTAGATTTCCTAGAAATGTAGACTTCAAGAAGCCTTTCGGGCTTCAAGTAGTTGACGGGAGAAGGACTCCAGCTGACCAAAAATCAGGAATACAAGACCCGAAAAAGACCTATTATTCCATGGCCTATCCTTCCGGGGAACATGGGGCCGGATTTTCTAAAAGAGGAAGGTTCCTTGGGAGTGGTGAGTTTGGTTCCGTTAGTCGAATTTCACTTACCGAAATAGAAAAAAGAGCAAGATGGCGATCAGGGAATAAAAGCGAGCAAGAAAGAGCTTATAGAGAAATGATTGAAGAGTGGGCTAGAATAAATACTCTTTCAGCAAGTATGCCTAAAAATATTGCGGGTCTTCGTAGTGGTTTCGGGGAAGCTATAACACATGGCCGAATGAGAAAAGAATTCGTGGGTGGCAAACTCATGGGCGACATTGGTGATATTATGCCTAGGCTCTTTCGTCGAAGAGGCTCCGATGGAGAAACTGATGTTTTCGCTAAATTACTTAATAAAGACGTAAAAGACCGTCTTAAGGGCGAAGCCTCTGGGGCAGGGCTATCACTCCCGGATTTGAATCTTGGTAATGCAATATATCACAAATCTGCTCATGCAGAAATAACAAAAGCAGTTCAAGGACTCCCTCAAAATTGGGAACGATCTCCTTCATCCTTCTCACCTCAGTGGATGAAAGCAGGAAATATCATTAATCAACTTTCCAAGGGATTAGTTGACAAAGGCATGATAAAAATCGTGGACGCCGGAAGAGGGGGAGGAAACATTGAAAATATTGATCTTTTAAAATCATTAGCTATGCAGGATGGAATGTCTTCCGCTCAATTCAAGAAACTCCGCAGAAAATTAAACTTTAATAAAGGCTTCGTTCCGAATTATGTGGGCCAACCCGGGAATTTAGGTTTTACCAAATTAATGGCTAAGGAAAAATGGCTCCAACAACTTTCTGGCGGCGGCATTAAACCAATTACTCATGCGAATTCGATTTCATATTCGCCTGCGGCTTCTCCTTATTCGGGATCAAAAGAATTATTAAGTCATGCTAAAAAAGCATACGGTTTGACGGATGCAGAAGCCCACAGCTTTAGAATGTGGATTGATGATGCTTATAGCTTTACCCACAAGCCCAAAGTACATCAAACAGCCCTTAAGGATTTACAAAAAGGAGATTTTTCTACTATTTTAAAACGACTTATTGAACGCAAGCAATATGGGGATACTTCTGCGTCACCGAAAGCATATCCTCATGGCAAGCATGATAAACTAACTATTCCTTCAAGCCTAGACGACAATACTCTTTCTAATATGATTCATGGTCCGGTCCTGAAAAAAGCCTTGGATCCTTACGGTGATATGTCGCCGAATCATCCCGCCTTTTGGAACGCCAAAGGCCATGTTCCGAACTATGGAATGAGAATAAACATTCCCGGGCCATCTCCCCTCAGCCCCGGCTACGCCCTAAAGCAGGGGTCACAAAAATCTGCGCAAAAATCTGCAGAAAAAGCCAGATATACCGCAATAAAATACTCCGGGCTGAGAGATTCCGTGCTTAGTTACGGAGGTAGGAAATTTGGAATAGATCAAAAAGACGATTATCTCATTCAGGCTATTAAACAGGATGAATTTATACGGAATTTGGCTGAGAAAAGGGGTGTTAAGTTTCATGAAGTAGTAAACTCTGGACGAAAAGAGGATTCGAGTTTTTATAGTAGGATTATTCCTAATCTAAAACCATGGAAAGACATGGAACCTCATGTGCTAGGGAGGATGGACTATCAGCCAAAGGGGCTTATCCGTTTGCCTTTAGAAGAATACCTCTCTACAATAAAAAGCGGGAAATTTACAAGTTTATCGAATTATGAAACCTTGGTCGGGAAAGACATGGGTTATAATCAAATTCGGGGCGGGGTAACAAGACATTTAAAAGGAGGGTCTCCACCCAAGGGTTCAGGTTCTTTCGGGGAACATGCGTTAGATTGGAATATGATAAAAGCTCATGGAATCCCCATGAAGAACAAAGGTTTCGTTCCGAATTATATGCCATGGGTTACCAAAACCATCGGATCATTGAAGGAGCATATGTGGAGCGCAAGGGGTGGGCAATGGAGAAATTTAGATGTAAACTCTCTTGTTCAACATTCCTTAGGAGAAGGATTAACCAAAGGTATTAAAAATAAGATAATAGGCACGGAAGGTTATAAGTCATTTGCGGGAGAACTAGGGGCAATCCCTAATGTAAAGACAGCGGGATTTTATGATTGGTTAGGAGGTTTGAAAGACAAGGGAAATGCTTTTCTCCCCAAGGGTCTGGGAGGGACAAAAACATCCAACCCAATTATTCAAGATTATGATTCCTCAATGATTTCTTCGTTTGATGATTTTGTTAAATATGCGAGTGGAAATCAAAAACAGGCAGCCGTAAGTGAATTCTTTTCTTCTAAGAATCTATCTGGATTGACAGTAACATCGAAAGAATCTGGCCTTGGTTGGCAAAAGGCCACTTCCTCCGGAGCTTTAAACCTAAAAGACTCGAAGGTTTGGGATATGCTTTCTAGGGTAAAGCACGAAACTCTTATATCTCATATCCAACAAAAGAAAGGGTTTGAGACAATCCCTATGTATGAGCATGGTTACGGTAGTCCTGGCAGTGGATTTTCAATAGTGCCTCCATCTCAACAGAATACGAAAAATGATTTTATACACAAATTCTATTCCAAAGCAGAAGGAAGCATAAAGGAATCCCTCTCAAGGCAAAAGAAATTTAGAAACAGACCTTCCGGGGATATATTTGACGTGTTAGCTAAAAGCGGAAGGCTTGAAGATATACTAACAAAGGAATTGGGAGGAAAACCAAGTCAGGCTAGTTTGGCTAAGGCGGCTCAAGCCAAAACTCAAAAAGCTCAATCAGAAGTAGAAAAAAATCAGATTGATATTATGCGCGGGGCGAAGCAAGAAACTTGGAATTCGATGGCGGCGATAGAGCAGGATATATTGGCTAGAGCTCGCGCAAAAGAGATCGCGGCTGTTGAGGCTAGCGATACTTCGAAAAAGAGGTGGCTTCCAACCACAAAACAACTCAAAAACAAAACTCCAGCCGAGAAATTGGAATTAATAGAGGAATTGAGAAGAAAATATCCTCCTCCTCCAGGCCCTCCTCCACCTATTGCGTTTTCTAAATTAGCAAAAATGGGCAAAAGTTATAGATCAACGTTTACTGACATTGAGAAGATGGAGGGGAGGCACGGAACGACGCCATTCCCGCCTAGGGATGAGAAAGCATTTCTAGAGTCTCAAAAAAGGTTTGCTGCCGCCGAGCTTAAATCACAACAGCCAACCGTCGCTGTGACTCCTGGTTCTAATGAGCCCATGGCAATGGGGTTAAGCCTGAGTTCGGGAAAGATTTGGGAAAAGGCAAAAAAACAAGTGATGAGTCAGGCAGGAAGATCTTTCAAAAAAGACGAAAAAAGAGAGTTCGATATAATAGACGCGATAAAGGAAGTATCTCCATCGGGAATTAAGACAACAAGCGGCCATAAATATGCCGGAGAATTGGACTCGGTAGGGTTATTAGCTAAAGGGGCCGGTAGATCCTTAAGGTCAAAAAGCAAGGGAGAGACTATAGATCAAGTACTTGCTGCTCTTCCTGAACATGGATATTCTCCAGGTTCTTTTGATGATCTTTGGGAAATGATACGTTCTGCTAGCGAACAAAGGGTTTTGGCTCAGGCTGCTTTATATCGAGAAAATATAGAAAACGCAACATTGACGGCTCTTACTAATGGAAAAGGCATTGGTAACTTTATGGGAATGAAAGACATTAAGACCCTAAAAGAGTCCGGCTTAAAGCAAATAAATTCGGAAAAGCTTAGAGTGGGGCAAACATTTGAAGTCAGGGGCCACCCATTTAAGGTAAAAAGTTTCAACTTGGAAAACGGACACTTAGAGTTGGCTAGTCTTGGTCAGGGAGTATCTGGGTCTGCAGGATCCATTGGGTATTCTATTCGTTCAGGAGAGAGCATTTATATTGATGGTGGAAAATTAAGTAATACTCAACCTAGTCAGAAATTAGGAGATCCTTTCTCAAAAGGCTTCGTTCCGAATTATGCCATGATAAGCCCCGGTGCCAGCAATATCCTTCGGGCAAATCCAAGCTTTACGTCGGCTACGGTTGATTCGATAAAAAGGGAATCTGCATTCGGGGTAACTCCACAGGTTGTGGCGGCCCCACAATTAAAAAGCGGAACGAATCCCGGCTTAGCGGTAGTGAATAAGGAGCAAGAGGGCGGCTCATTGGCGAAAGCAAGAAAACTTCATGGAGGATTAAATCCAAAGCAAGGAAAATCGTTGGGTCACGTCCCTAATTATTCCATGTTCGACTCGTTTGGCAATTTCTCTATACCATTGGGCGACGCAGATGCGGCGGCAAAGGCGATGGAAAGACAGCTAAACATAAATAAGGCCCAAGGTTTAAAGAGGCAAAGAGATGCTACCCCCGCTTTTCCCCAAGGAAGTAAGGGGGCTCATGTTGACGCATCCAAAGCAGGAATGAAGGGTTTCTGGGGTGACACACTTGGTGGGGATAAAGATGCTGATAAGGCTTACCGAAAATCGATAATGGCATTATCTCCCGAACTTAAGAAATCTGTTAAATTATTTGAAGGACTAAATAAAGCAACTACAGCCTATCATGCGGAACAAGCACGAGCAACAGGAGGTCTTAAAGCTATCAGGAAAGATCCGGCTTATCAAGGCCATTTCAATCAAAAGGCAATAGCAGAAACCTTACGGCAAGATAAATATAAAAATGCAGGCTTAGCCAGGGCTTTGGGGTCGAACCCATCTGAAGCAAAAATCCATAGCGCGATTAAAGCTAATATGGACATCACGAATAGCAAAAAGGCTTCCCCGGGAGCCATACTTCAAGCGAATCAATCGATTTCCATGATGATGAGTCTTCTCAAAGATTCTAAAAACACGTTCAATAAGATTACTCGTTCTGACAATCAAATGAAGGAAGGGGAAAGGAAGATGGCGTCAGCGCAAGTTCGAGCTGAAGATCAAAAAGCTCTTAGTGCAATAGCTCAGAGTAAAGCTATACAAAAAACTTTAAATACGGCGCAACAATATTCTGGATTTGGGACTGGAGCTTCTGGATTAGGCAAGGGTAAAACAAGACAACTGATGAGAACTCTAGCTCAGGAGTTTGGGAAATCGCAAGGCCTGCGCGATACGCGATTTTTGATGGGTGCTCAGCATGGAGGCACAGACCCCACCACCCAAGTGCAGAGAGCACTGGCTAGAGATTTCATGAAGACGGTACAAGACGCCGGCATTAAATCATCACAAGGACATTTGGCTTCTTCGGGTTATTTAAAAGGAGGCTTTTTTGATACCACTCCAGGATCTAATATGAAATCGGGAGGAGGGGCTTTGTATGGGGGCCAGAAAATCACGAAAGAATGGAACGCTGCTCGTGACAGCGTGTACGATAAGACACCAGCAAGAAAGGGTCACGGAGCAATCAATAAGCTCAACCAAGCAGCAACAGATAAAGCTGAAAAAAAGGCTCGAGATAAGCGGGCCCAAGGATTGCGAACTGAAAGAAGAGAGAGGGATTTGTCGAAAAAACACGGAAACGCCCTTAAGGAACACTCCAAAGCATTGACGGGCTTTAATAAAGCGGTAAAAGGGGGAACATTTATAGACAGAATTAGAACTCGTTTGTCTTCAACAGGGCTAGGGGGTTTACTTGGTGGGACCGGAGAGGCTAAGGCGGTAAAGGCTTCACAAAGAGAGGCTATGAAAACTGCAATGACATCCGGAAGCTCCAGAATGGCCGACAGGATGCACGGAAATTTGGCTGCCCAGGCTGCCGTGGCAGCAGAAGCGAGGCAAACTGCAAAAACAGATGCGGCCAAGAAAAAGATTTTAAAAGACCTGGCGGCCAATCCCAAGCCGAAAATGGGAATAAATTATCATTCCGGTAGATATGCGTCATATGGAAATCAAACCCTTGCAGAAATAAGGCAGCAACATGGCATGATGGGCGCTATGGGGGCAGGAACCCAAAGAATTGGTGCTGGAACGAAAGACTTCATGAAGAACGCAGCCAAGAGCCTTGGGACTCCTAGGCCAGGCATGGGATCTATGGGGATGGGGTTTGTATTACCTATGATTGCTGGTTACTTAACTCCGGACCAAGGGAAATACGAAAGATCTGATTATAACGCAGAATCCGGAAGATTTGAGGTGAACAGAGAACAAGGCAGGCAAAATCTTCAACCGCTCCTTACGGGGGCCGGAATGGGAGCTATGATTGCCGGTATTCCGGGTATGATAGTCGGAGCTGGAATAGGATGGGTAAAGGCGATGAACGATTTGACCCTAACCACAAAAGAAATTGCAGAAGGAATGGAAAAGAATATTCAGAGAATTTCTGCTTCCGTACAAGCTGCAGATGTTCTGATGCCCATGGTTGAAAAAAGAGCGAAAGCCTCGCGAATGGGTGATACGGTAGCATCGAGTAGGATTGGAAGTGAGATAAGAAACGCATTAATGAAAATAACTGATCCCTCTATTCAGGCGGAGATGATTGGTAATATCTCCAGCCCGGAAGCATTTGGGAAAGTTCTTGAAAAGCATTCTAGGGATTTGGCCCTTCAGCAGAATGTGTCGGGTGCTATGTTGTCTATGAGTGAGGGCGGAAAAAGAGGACTAAGCAGGGCCGGATCTCAAATAGGCGGAATTATTTTCCAAAGGATGGATGATATAGACAAGGGCTTAATTACAGTCCGAGACCAACAAGGAAAGGAACGGACAAAAGAGTCAATGCTGAAAGACCTTAAGGCTCTTTCGGAGACGGCTGCCAAGAAAAACTCTTCGGGGTTATCTAGCTCAGAGATAAAGGATTTAAGAAGAAGGGCCGGAGGGCCGGGGACGTTGCCTGGAGCCTCCAATATTATTACTGCGCCTGGCATAGGAGGAATGATCCTTGGGGCCGCCGCCGTCGCTGCTATTGCAGCTATGGTGGTTGGTACTGGTGGATTGGCCGCAGCAGCGGCTCCGGTTGTGGCAGAGGGGGCTCTGGCGGCGGGGGCGGCAGGGGCGGCAACGGGATTTGCTCCAATTCTCGCCGGGGGTATGATGGGGGCTGGTCTCGGAGCTGGTGTCGGTGGCATGATTGATAAAAATTGGGCCCAAGGAGAACTGAAGGCAAGCGAAGCAACAAGGGAAATGTTTGATGTTATAGGTCAGCTGAAGGAGCTCGGGGCCATTTCGGAAGAACACGCCAAGTTTTTAACCACCGCTTATATGGATAGCAATCTGAGCGGCTTGGCCTTAAGTAAAGAGATTAATAAAGCTATTGAAAGGTATGAGAAAATAGATGATGGTTTAAAGTTACAATCCGAAAGAATTTTTAATGTAAATCTAGCTTATGACCAACTTTTCCATAAATTAAAAAAGGAATCAATCAGAATCAAGGAGGAGGGCAGACATGTCGGCCAAACCACTGCTATTCGAGGGCAAGCTCATGCGTCTTTCTCTTCAACAGCCGGAGAGCAAGCAGAAGCCCAAAGGGATTTTGCATTTAAAAAGCTTTCAATATCTCAGGAGTCAACAAGAAAGTCTACAGAAGTGGACTTGAGGTCTTCATATATAGACTGGATGAGAAAAGGCCCAATGGCTAAACTGGGAGCACCGGACAAAGTCGGGCTTGTGCGAGAAATCGAAAGACAGGATAGGCCCGAGCTAAAAAGTATAGCAGGCTTAACGGACTATTTTAAAAACGATTTTACTTATCAATTTGATTTATTAAAAGGTCTTGACCGAAAAAGCCAGAAAACCGAACTTACCCTTCAGCAGGACTCTTTAAGTAAAATTTTAAAGGATAAAAGTAAAAGTAATCGTGAGAAAGAAGTTGCTTTTGGCGAAGACCCTAAATTCAAGGGGATTGTAAACACAGGGGGAATTGAAGCATACAAAAAGAGGATAGATCAATTATTAAAGGATTTAGAAGCCCTCCCTGACGGCCAAGCACTCGGCGAGGGCGTGGCGGTATATGAAAGAGAAATAAAGTTAAACAAGAAAAATCTAGAAAATTTAGAATTTAAGGATAAGCAGTTGCAAGACCAATTGAAACTTATCAAAGAAGCAAATGAAAACGCGCAAACCGAACTTAGATTGCAGACGGAAATTAATATAGCCAAAGGGAAAATGTTAACGCATATAGGCGTACTGAATTCAAAATTCTCTTTAGGATTGAGCGAGAAACAATTGACACTTGGAGAAGAAAAGGGATCTCTTAGTTTAGATAAAAACTTTTTAAAGAATACGCAAGAAGAGCCCTTTAGGTATAACAACGAAAGCAAGCAATTTGAATCTCAACAAAAATTAATGGAAGGGGTACAGTCCGAAGAGCACAAAATAAGAAAAGCAGAGAATCTAATTCAGGCCAAAGAGGAAATTCAAAGGTTTTTATCTAATGAGAAATTGATATATTCCCTGGATAATTTGAGAGGCCAAGTCGATGAACTTTCTGCTGCTATCACTGGGTCTAAGCCTGATGATACTGCATCTTTCGCTCTTAGCGGAGAAGAAAAGTCCAGGATTCAAGAGCAGACCAAAAAAAGGATTGAGGAAATAAATAGAAGCACTGGAGTTACCAAGATTGAAGAAAAACTTGCGGGGGTACGAGCCCACAACAAAGCCCTGGGTGGTGAATTTCGCACTCAAGAGGGCGCAAGGCAAGCGGATATAAAATCAGGGGGTGAGAAACTAGCAAATATAAGAGGAATGCTTGTAGACTTCCAGAATGTAATCGTCGATTTGGGCAATCACGGGGGAAGTAGGTTTGAAAATGCCCAAATAGAAAAAAAAGCCGGGCTTACCACCACAGGAGCAGGAAGAGGAGCAAGCACCCAGTTGGCGATAGAGTTGCTTAGGGGTCTTACGGGAGAAGACAACAAAAAGATAGAGATTGGAGGTAAATTCTATAAAGGGTGGTTGGATGTGATGAGTAGAGACTTATCTTCCCACACCCCGTCGTTAAGGGCGGGCTTGCTTAGTTACGAAGAAGCAAAGAAAGATAAACCAGCATACAGATTAACGAGAAGAAATGATGCAGAAAATACCACTACGCTGCAAGACCTTATAGGTCGAGCAATTGCTGGCATCGAAGGCAGGCAGGCGGCTATTGAAGAAGGTAGGCAAACGACCCCCGAAGAAAAGAAGAATTTTCAAATAGCAGAAGCAATTTTGAAAAGTCTTAATGCAATGGGGAGGGATAGAAGTGGTCGATTTTATTTAAATAAAGGAGGTGTTGATCGATTTGGCGAGGCCTTGTCTATGAATAACATCCCGCTAAAAGGAATAGACTCCAAGGTCCATGCGGCGGTTAGATTGTTGGAAGATGCTGCGGAGGTTGGGAAAAACTTTAAAGATAATCTAGGTCATCCAAATAATCCAATAAAGAAGGAACAATATAGAAATATAGGAGGGCCCCTCGAATCTATAAACAGGAACCCAATTAATACAACCTCTCTGGATAAAGAATTGGCACAGGCGAAATTGAACGCCGAAGAAGAAATAAAGAAACACATCGAAAATATAATCGACCAAGCGAATACCAAGAGGCAGGGTGTTAAATTGGAGCCCTTGCAATCTCCATGGTCATCAGTTCGACGGCCTACTGGAAGGGCTCTTATTGATAAGCTTACGAGTGTTCAGGAAATGCAGGCAAGAAGTACTCGTCAGGTGGCCATTGTTAAAAAAGTAAAAGGCTCAGTGAGCAATAAGACCGGAGGTTTTGACGTGTCTAATTTCGAAAGAGAACTTGGAAACATTGATCGAGCAAAAGATGCAAAAGCACTAGAAGATGTTTTGTCGAAGATGGTCACCAAAGACCTTGAGGAAGGCATGAAAAACGGCCTAAACACTTTAATAAATCGCCTGAAATTAATTAGGGAAAATTTAGAAAGAACTAATAAGCAAGAAATTTTAGAATTGATGACCCGTAGGCAAACGTATGAAGACTCAATGATGTCAAGCGCTTTGTTTAGGCCCCAAATGAAAGAGTCTTCAGGGATTTTAAATTTATCAAGAGGAGAAGAATTCAGCGGGGGAAGAATAAGAGAATCAATTAACGCTATGGGGGTAGGAACGGACATTGCAGCCTTTAATCAATGGTCTCAGTCTGCTAGGCAATATGAAGCCATAAATGCCTCCTCCACCTCAACTGACTTGGAAAAAGCATCCGCCAGAAGTTTGATTTCCGGAGTCACGTACTCTGCCGGGATGGAATTGAATCAGGGCGGGGACGGGGTTCAGAGAATGCAACAAAGACAAAGATTTAATTCGCTTGCAGATGCTGAAGAGTGGAATAAGAATAACATGGAAGTTTTGCACTCCAAAAGAACGGATGCACAGAGGAGTATATTGGAAGCCAGGAATGAGATTGCAGAGAAGTTCAAAGACCAAGAATTGACCAAAGAACAAATCGAGAAAAAGGAAGATGAGGACCCAGCAATACAAAAGGCAAGAAAAACCGTAGAAGAGGTAGATGAGCTCTTAAAGCAACTCGGCGGATCTCTAGAAAGACACGTTCCAAGGGACGACGGCTTCGGCAAGGAATTCATGACGAATATGGGTAGGGGCTTAGGAGTTGGATTCGCAGAGGTTCAAAGTCAGGCAGAAGAAATTTATACGAAATTAGGCGTACAACTCCCTCATGCATTAAGAGACGGCTTGACTGACGCAATGATGCTCGCAGTTGAAGGGGCTGACGAACTAGGCGATAGGCTAAAAGAAATAGGAACTGGTTTCTTAAAGATTATTCAAAGGGCATTCCTAGAAAGCGCTGCTTCAAGAGTGGTAGGAGCATTCGGAATGAATAGCGGAGGAAAAGTAGTAGGCGGGTCTGGAGTAAAGGACGACGTACCCGCTGTATTGACTGGTGGCGAATACGTCATTAATCGTCGTTCCGCTCAAATGTATGGTTATGGTTTTCTGGAAAAGCTGAACAGGGGAGAAGCCCAAGGGTTTGCTCGCGGCGGGGCTGTAAACATGAACATAACCGCAGGGAGAGCTGCCGAAAGAGAAGAATACACAGATGAGAATAAGAAATACGGAGACGTAACCAAGTATAAGACTATTAAAAAGGGAAGGGCGATAGATAGAAGAATGTCCGGTTTCGCAATTGATAATGATCCATTGATCGCCAAGATGTTCAAGGATCAGGAGTCTCAATTCGGAGAAGATCTTCGGACTAAGGAAATGTTGTCGGACAGAGAGAAAGCCAAACAACAAGCGAAGAAGAATAGAAAACATATGCTACTTCAACTCGCCGCATCTGCCGGGATAGCGTGGGGGGCTAAGAAGGCCACGGACTGGATGAAGAAAACAAAGACCTATAAAAAATGGTCAGGAAGAAAGTTTGAGAGGAGAGCCAGAAGAGAATTGAATGCGGGAAGGGGTGTTAAGATAGAGGGGAACGGTCAAACATATAGACACTCCAATAAAGACGCCAGGACAGCCGAAAGAGCACATCTTGAGAAACTTTATGACAACGGAAGGGGCGAGTCCGCTATGCTTGAGTATGCTCAAAGGCATGGAATAGGCATGGACTATAGTAGGGGGGCTATGCAGAATTCCTACACGCGAGAACGCCCCCCGTTTCATCAACAGGTCAAATTGAAGCGGAATAGCGGAGGATCTGTCCCGACCCAAGCCAATTCCCTCTTGACCGGTGGGGAATTCGTAATGGGATCTTCAGCCGTAAATAAATACGGAACCGGGTTCATGAGTAGGCTCAACTCAGGATCAGTTTCAAGACATTCCGAGGGGGGTCTCGTCGGATCTTCAGGGGGCTCCGCCAGTAATACCAACAATGATATTAATATCACTGTAAACGTTGACAAATCAGGAGGAACTCAAGATACTGAAGTCGCAGGAAATTCCGCAAACGAGGAAAAGATTTTGGCTAAAAAGATTAAGACTGCAGTTTTGGATGTAATTAACGACCAACGAAGGGTTGGTGGATCACTCAGGGGATAATGGCACAAGGCAATATAAATGGATTTGATCAAGATTTTTATTTAGATGGTTACGCGATTTCAGGAGTTCAAAGCCTGGATGGGGGTTATTCGGTACAATCTGATCAGTCGACTTTTCTAGGGAACAAGGGAAGGGTTATGCCCTTTCAAACTTCGCCCTCAATAGGGCAGTTTTCGGTTTCCAAGGATATGACGTCCCAGCCATCGGGGATAACTAAATGGCTGGGTGAAGAAGGCTTTAGTGGATTATTTAAATATGGAGAAAAAAGCTTAGCGTTTCAAAGTGGTTTCATGACTGAATATAGGGCTTCTTTCTCTCCTGATGATTTGCCGCAAGAGCAATTTGCCCTATCTGTATTCGGCGAAATGGGAGGGGATTTCTCCGTTGGAGAATTAAAAAGCAAAAATGAAACTAAATTTATTCCATCTTCCAGCGGAATAGAAATAGAATGTAAGGGGAGAGAGACTAATAGAGTTACTAGTTTTCAATATGGAGTAAGGGTAATCAGGGATGCTCATTACGGGATAGGTTCGAAATTCCCGAAGCAAGTAAACCTCACGCTGCCTTACGAAATATCTCTCAATTTAACGATAGAAGTAGACGATTACGAATCAGAGAACGTTTATACGACGATTAGAGATGGTATAGATTTAACAGGCATTAATATAAAGATTTCAGACAAGTGCGATTCTTCTAAAAATATCGAGTACAAAATAGAGGATGCTAGTATTGTTTCTGAATCAATAGCAGGAAACTATAACGATCAAGTAACGGCGAGCCTTCAATACAAAGCTTTCTCGATGAATGTTCCTGAAATAAATTACAATGTCTAAATTTATAAGATATACCGAATGCCCCGTTAAGATTAACGAGGATTTCTATTTGGCAAAAAGGGCTTCTATCGGGGCGCAGGCTTCTGCGACGAATCCAATAGAGTTCGGCGGTAAGGTTGGTATATCAACAGGCATTGGGCCAGAGAGGTCTGAGTTTTTCATGCAGTATTTTGTTACTGGGGAGAATGACCCAATAGCGAATCTAACAGGAAAAAATTCTTGTTCCGGATCATTTGGTGGAATAGAGTTCTCAGGAGCTTACTTGACTAACTATCACATAGGCATAAAGCCGTATGCCCCCGTAGAGATGTCGGCAAGATTTGTTGTTCTATCAGGATTCAATAACAATATACAAGAAAGTTCTTTTTCGGAAAATGATTATACAGTAGCAAATGGGGCTAATGTAGAATTAACCAATATGAATTATCTAAACATAGGGATGGATAATCCTGTAGAGATAACTTATGAAGTTGCCTGCGAGAGAATACCTAGTTTCGTAATAGGCAGTTCCTACCCTCGGCATGTAAACCTAGGAGCAGTTGAGAAGTATTTAGACATAAATGGAGATGATATTGGAGATGTCATCAATTATCAAGAAAGAGATATAGCTGAAATTAGCATAAAAGCTTCTGATGAACTGGGAAGATCTAGGGGTCAAACTTTATTTTGTTCAGGGGCTATTGAAAACCAAAGGTTGGATATTTCTGCAGGAGGAACTCTCAACGGGCAGGTATCCATAAAGGAGGTCATTAGATGAAGGCTGACCCTATTACCGGTTTCTGGGGAATAGAGAGGGGCTACCTGGCTTCTCCCGCATCTCACGAACAATTCAAAAAGGATGTTCTGACGGGAACTACAATTAATAGTTTCGAATATGAGGATCCATTTAACTTTATTCCTTCTTACGGGGCCACGACGTCTCTTAATTTTAATAATAATTTTATTCAATTTGGAGATGGGTACTCCTCTCTTTCATCCCAAGGGTTGAATAATGTCAACATGCAGATGAACCTTCCCTTCTATGAGAGAGAAGCGTCGGAGATAGAACAGATAATAGAACACGTAGAGAAACATATTGGTTCTCCGTTTCCATTTCAAACCGTAAAGTACGACGACTTGGAGCCAAATGAAAAATACAAAGCCCTTTATTCGGTGCCTCCATATTTTCAACAAGAATTTCAATGCGAGGGAATAGAAAGGAATTATAGCAGGGGAGAGTATCAAAATGTAGATTTAGTTTTTGGAAATAAAAACATATCATTATTTTCTAAAGACTATATTTTTGCCATACCCTCAATGCCTACGAATTTTTACGATAAAATAAAGGCGGAAATCAAAAAGGATACGTTTGAGCATATTCCTGATCAGAGCTTGAACGAGACGTCTTTGTTTAGGGTCAAGAAATTTGGATCAACTAAGTCTAGGCCGTTTGCTGGTAAAGAAAGAATAAATGACAAGACCCTGACATACGATCTTCTTTTTGATCCCATAGATCTGGAAAAGATGACTTTAATTCTTGCGTTTATGATGTCGAAGGCCGGAACTTGGTTTTATTTTAGCCCGGATGGGAAAGAATCTAGTCGCAAAAAGTTTATTTGTAATGAAATTTCACAGAGTTATACTTATAATAATGTATTCTCCGTAAGATGTAGGATAGCAGAAACAATCTCTTTCTAAAATGCCAAACAAATCAGCCATAAAGTCGCAAAAGATCACCTCCGAATTATTTGGGGCGGTGGCAGTGGAACCTATAGAGCTATATACGATCCATAGTATTGAAAATGAGGACTCCGCCAGGAAAATAAGGTTCCACGGAGGAATAAATGAATTAAGAACACCGGTAACTTTCGGAGGTCAGGAATATTATTACATTCCATATGAATCTTCCGGATTTGGCTCTAAGGCGGATGGGAGCGTCACGAGACCTTCCCTGAAGATCATAAATATTGATGGGTTTGTTTCTACTTACGCTCAGGATAAAAATGACTTAATAGGGGCGAAGGTAAAAAGAATGAAAACCTTCCTCAGGTTTCTAGATGCAGAAAATTTTCTTGGATATAATGATGATGCCGCATTGAAGCAGGAGTGGGTTGAGAAGGGAATTGATCCTGATCCTAATGCATTGATTGATAATGAAGAATGGATTATCGGCAGAAAGATAAATGAAAATAGATTTTTTGTTGAATACGAATTAACTTCTCCCGTCGATTTGGAGAACGTTTCAATCCCCCGAAGAAAAGTAATCAATAATTATTGCTTTTGGAAATACAGAGGGCCTGTTTGTGGTTATGATGGTCCTCCTGTTGCGGATGCTAATGACCTTCAAATAAATGGTCCATCCACAGATAAAGGGCTGTGGGAACCTGGCGAAGCTTATGCAAAAGACGACTATGTTCATTTAATCATAGAAAAGGAACTCCATCCGAGAAAGGTAGTCTACGTATGTATTAATAGTAATACTGCTGACATTTCCAACAAGCCTTCCGTAAGTACTGATTTCTGGATGGCGGATCAATGCTCTAAATGCCTTAGGGCTTGCAAGATGAGATTCGAGGGCGATGCGGAGGAGCCTTTACCATTCGGAGGTTTCCCGGGCAGTAGAATATATTGATGAAAAAGAGAATAGAATCAATAGCAAAGGAAAAGCCTAATGAGGAAATTTGCGGGTTTGTTCTTTATAATAAAGGAAAGATAGATATTAAATCAATTCAGAATGTGGCGGAGGATAAGAAGCATCTTTTTAGTATAAAACCTAGAGAGGTGATAAAAGCGAAAGGTTTGATGGGTATTTTCCATTCTCATGTGGATTGTGATTCGGAATTTTCGAAAAAAGACCTTACCTTTTCAGAGGAATGGGGTCTGCCTTTTTTTGTTTTTAGCTTGATAGACAATAAGCATGGTGTGTATATTCCGAAAACAGCTCCGAAGTCTAGGAAATTCTTAAATTTTCTTAAAAAAATCAAAGGGGAATACAAAGTGTAATTATATTGTAGGTTTAAGGAGATGGCAAAGGTATTTTTATATGGTAGCCTCGGAAGGGAATTCGGGGAGGAATGGGACTTTAGTATTAAAAGCCCCAAGGAAGCTCTGCGAGCCATAGAAGCAAACACCGGCGTATTCTATAAATATCTTTTCCAGAGAGAGCGGGAAGGCGTTGAGTATAATATTATTGTAGATGAACATGGGGTCGGGCACCATGATGAGTTGTCGATAGAGTTAGCTAAGGATTCCGAAATACATATTGCTCCAGCCATGGAGGGGATGGGGGAGAATAACGTATTTCAAAAGTTGTGGAAAAACGATTCCTTTCAATATGGAATGTATGGTATAGCGGCGGGCTGGCTCCTGGGTCAAGCGGCAGGATGGATGGATGATATGGGCTGGGGAGGAGACTCTTGGTATAATCCGGTTATGATTGCCGAAGGTTTATCTGCTATTTCTTATGAAGTGGGAACGGCTTTGGTTATTCAGGGGATTATAGAAGCAGTAATTGGAGAACCTGACGGCCCGGATGAAGAGGACAATACGTCAACATTAAAATCCACCAGTTCATTTATATATCAAAGACCCGCCAATCATATGGTTCAAGGATCTGTCGTTCCTGTTGGATATGGAAGGCTTAGGGTTGGCTCGTCGGTTATTAGTTCATCCATCTTGAATGTCAGGAACGTTAAATTTGATGATCAAATGGAAGAAAGAATAAATTCGGGAGAAGATTCCATTAATTATACTAAACTTACGTAAGTACAATGTCAGACGAACATCGTACATATATTACTTTTGATGCCCCTAGTCAGCCTAAGGCCCGCCCTAAGCTTGGGTTTAGGGATATTTCCGGATTTGAACCTCTTGTAAAAAAACAAGATACAACAAACGATAAAAAGATAAATGAGTGGGAGGAGCTTGAGTCAATAAGTTACTTCAAGGCTCTTGACCTTATATCCGAAGGCCCCATTGAAGGTTTTTGTGATCCTGCCGGGAATTTGGTGAGTGGTTCTGGTATTCTAAAAGGCATATACCTTGATAATACTCCGATAATAAATGAAAATGATACAATAAATTATCGGGATGTTTCTACGGTCTTGATGCACGGAGCGACAGGGCAAGATGCAATATACACCGGCCAAACCGGAGCATTCCAATGGATGGAGGACTTTTCCTATGTTTCTCAAACAAAATCGAAAGGAGTAGTACTCCCCTCCGCATCCTCATTTGGCGGAGAGCCCACGGCTAGTTTCGATGGGCATCATACCATCCAGGACAGCGACGTAGACTGGGTGGCTTTAACCTTTAATATAGGCAGGCTTAATGCCATTGATCTAAATAGCGATGACGGGGAAATCATACCGAATAGTTTAAAGCTCCGCATTGAGGGGGATTATACCGGAGTTCTTCACCATACAATGGTTGATGACACTAATCTAGGGGATTGGGAAAATCAGGTAGATGGGAAACTGCTTGATCCGGTTGCTGGGACCTGTACTACAGACCTCACAATTAATGGAATCGCAACATCTCCATACCAGGAAGATATTTTATTCAAATTAGTTGATGGTAGGGATGAAGACGGAAAAAGAAGAACCAACAGGCGGATATCAGTTCGCAACTTAACGTCTCTTCCGGAAAATTTCAGTAGAGTTCATTCGGTTAAACTTGAAAGCGTAACGGAAATAATCAAAAGCAACATGAGTTACCCGGGGAGTGCTCAAGTTGGCTCCGTGATTAGAGCGAACTATCTCCCTCGAGCCCCGGAAAGAACTTTTCACCTAAAACTTAAAAAAGTAAAAGTACCTAGTATTTATGTAGAGAATGATGATGCTTCACAATCAAGGCACCCAGGAACGTGGGACGGAACGTTTAAGGACGAATTGGAATGGACGGATAATCCCGCATGGATATTCTATGATATAGCAACAAATGAAAGATATGGGCTAGGGGAATACGTCAAGGAAGAAAATATAGACAAGTGGCAATTGTTCAAGATAGCCAAATACTGTGATGAGCCCGTTCCCACTTCGAGGGGCAACACTTCCTACAAACCTGGCGACCCTGAAAACGAAAAGTACGTACAAGAGAGAAGGTTTAGCTGTAATCTTTTTCTTAATAATAAAATGGAGGCCTACAAGGCTCTCTCGGAAATTGCTTCGGTATTTAAGGGCATGGCCTTTTACAACGGCTCTGAAGTATACGTATCTCAAGATTCTCTTAGCGAGCCAGTACTTAATTTTACAAATTCGAATGTTCTTGAGGGCAACTTTACTTACCATGGATCCTCGAAGAACACGAGATTTACAGCCGTAAAGGTCGCATACAAAGACAAGGATGATAATTTTCTTCCTAAGTATGAATACATTGAGGACCCAGAGGGTATTATTCGACACGGCTTAATAGAGAAAGAAAGCGCCGCCCTTGGTTGCACCTCAAGGGATCAAGCATTAAGACTTGGAAGATGGATCCTTCTCACCTCCAATAACGAACAAGAAGTTGTTAGATTTTCCACAGACAAGCAGGGCGGATACCTTCGCCCCGGGGATGTCATAGGGATTTCCGACGATAATAGAACAAATTTCAAATCCGGAGGCAGGGTCGCCAAAGTTGTTGGGGATAATGCTACTTCGGTTGATGAAAACCATATTTTACTAGATCAAACACTGGATATTGACGAGGCGAATTTTAAATATTTGAAAATAAGTTTTATCATTCCTAATTCCGGAAAGTTGTCTGAGGATGATGAAGAGGGGGTCGGCGCGGAAAAACAATTCAAAACTTTTATACATAGAAAGGGACACCATATAGGGGTCATTGATGATGGATACAGAAGTGCTTTAATTCCGCTAAATTCACAAACAAGTGACAATAGCCACGCGGGTGTTGATTTACATAATTATTTCGAAAATACTAATGAAGGGACGAAGATTAAGACGACCATGTTTCTGGACATGCTTCAGGAAAGTCCCAATAAAAATGATGAATTTATGCAGGGGGGCGAGCTGCACCCAGGAACGCTTAATGATTATTTTCTTGAATCCGGAGTCTTTCAAGCAAATGCCGGGTTCGTTCAGCATCAAGACAGAGCCAATAATAATCAACAGAAGATAACCGAAGGGGCCGTTTACATTGTTGAGGCTAGTGGAGATGCGAGACAGCAAACCAAGGAATTCAGAGTTCTTGCCGTGGCCGAAGAGGATGACGCAACGTTCACTATAGCAGCTCTAGAATATAACAGGGACAAGTTCAAGGACGTGGATAGTTTGTCCACCATCTATAAGTCAAGCACTCAGCTTATATCCGTCACGCCAAGTCATGGTGATACTCAGCCTAATGACCGACAAGGAGTTCCGCCTCCTACGCCAGAAAGCGAAATCTTTACTCCAACTATAATAGGAGGTATTCCCGACAATAATGTTTCCCTTTCTATAAATAGAACTGGAGATTTGGATCAAAACGACGGCACCTTCAACCCTAAGATTGAATTATATTTCTTTAATGATTATGGGAATGAAGGGCAGAACGTCACTCATTTCGATTATAAGATTCAAGAAATATCAAATGTTTATTATGAAAAACTAAAGGATGCTGGAAGCGTAGAGCAGGCTACTGGACTTTATCATTCATTAAAGGACGGCTCATACGTCAAGAGTGACAAATGCGGAGACTTCGGGGAAATATCATTTTTAACTGGGTCAAAAGGATCTGAATTTTACGACCCAACCATTCCAAATTTTAGGTCGGATTTTACTGATAAGGTTATTAGTGAAGTTGGGGTTGGCATTGAGAAGATAGAGTTTTCAGGAATAGAGAAATGCGCCGAATCCAATAGCACACCTTCATTGCATCTATATTCAGGGGTAAAAACTGAAGTTGGGGCACTTAAGGAGGAAACTTGGCATGAAATAAGGTGGAAGGCCAGCCGGAAGCATACTATTAGTGATGCTTCGTCGGAAGAAAAGGTCGCTTTCTTTAGATCTAGCGCCGACATTACTCCACCAGGAGAGCCTAAGGGTTTTGAAGGTCAATTGTTTTTCAATAATCTTTATGAGTTTAATTGGAAAAATGATTCTGCAGCCGATTTGGATTTGGTTAGGTTGTACACTGGAATTAATGGTCCGGCGTTAGGCGATACTCCAATCCATGAGTTGCAAGCCGAGTCATCAGCAGATCAGTGGCATACTTTTAACATAGCTAATTATCCTGACCTTGCCGACAGCCTTAATCAAGATTTTTATTTAACTTCTGTAGATGTTGCGGGCAACGAGTCTCTTGAGAATGTAGATCCTGACAAAAGGTGGGCAAAAACAAATGTTTCAAGAATAGGAACGGATCCAGGGCAGTTGCCGGAAATAGTATTAACCACTCAATACGATAATGCAGACAGGCAGTCTTATATCAATATAGATATTGACCCTGGAGACCTTAATGATGTTGAAGATGATCCTAATTTTGAAAAATATACAATCACTATTTATGAATCCGGAACAGAGAATATATTAAATACATATGATATAACAGAAGAAATTGTTAGCTCTCCAGAGGTTACCTATAATGCTAGAGGAGGAAAGGCTTATGAGGCGAAATTCGGACTAGTAACTAAGGGTGGGGACTATGTGTTCAAGGAGTTCGATGGAAAGACTAGAGTGGGTATTATTGCGGCTAGCGATAGCCTGGATCCCGATAAAGTGGAAAACTTCACTTCTGAATTAAGATTTGGAGATACGGTTGTACTAGAGTGGAATTATAGCTTAAATTCTAATGACATATCTCATGGTGTACTTTATTCAGGAAATAGCTCATTTGGTGACCCCTTGCCAGTGGACTGGGAGGAGGTAAGAACAGTAGATTATCCGACTGCGTATGTTACTCAATTTTTAACACCCGAAGAGGTTGAGTATATTGAGGGTTTGCCGAATGAGACCCTTAGGTACGCAATAGACTTATATGACTTTGATGGCAATACCAGCGGCCCCATAGAGTCAGCCAATCCAATTATATTTTCCGACTATCCCACTAGTTCCGATGGTTTTACTACAAATCCGATACAGCTTGTGGCGGATAAGTGGTTCCTTAAAGCTCATGCCGACTCAATAGCGCAATCAGTTGTAGATAGTTCTGAATTTCTTGGGTTTCAGGCGTGGGTTTATGATAAGACCAACGGAGGCTTCATGGGGATTGTTGACCTTGATAGTAGTCATGAGGGAGAGTATCCTGCAATTCCAGGCAAACAACTTGAGTTCTTGCTGATTGTCAAAAGAAAATCTGGAGACATTAGGTGGTTAACGAAAACAGATTCGGCGGTTTTCGTAGACACTGAGCCTCCCACTACATTAGGGGATTTTACTGGCGAAATATGGTTTAATGAACTTTATAGGTTTAAATGGAATAAACCCCCCGAAGGAGATATAGAGAAAATACAGCTCTATACCGGGGCCTCTCATGGGAATGGGGTCGATCCGATCCCTGAGAATTTGTTTATAGAAAGGTTTGAGCCTACTAGCCAGGAGATTCTATTCGGAACTGAAGAATATAAAGACCTGGCAGTATCAGAGAGTTTTTATGCGACTGCCGTAGATTTCTCAAATAATACCGGAGATATCAGTTCCAAGGTCTCTGTTTCGAGGTTAGGCTTGGATAGTTCTCCCTTCGGGGATTTAAAGCTCCGAGTGGGAACATTCTTAAGGGGCAACGAATCATTTATTACTGGAAATATAGAACCGTTCCCCTCGGCTATCGAATTAGATGACAATTTCAAGGAATATAGAATTAGGCTTTTTGACGATTCTTTATCGCCCTTAGATACGGTATACATAACTGAAGCCAATGACCTGACCACTCCAGATATTGAATTCAAAGTGACGCCGGGGAAAAGCTATACGGTGGAATTGTGTGTCCATACGGAAGGCGGTAAATATTTATGTGATTCCGATCTAAAAGAGGACATTATCTCCGCTAAAGATGATACTCCTCCCGGATCCATAGGAAACTTCGGGGGGAGTTTAATAGATAACAAATGGTATCAATTTAATTGGGATGAACCAACTGATACCGATATAGAAAAAATACAGTTATATACAGGGGTTTCAGTTGCGAATGCTAAAGTATTTTATGAAAAACCAGAACCAACCAGCCAGGAAATTGTATTTCATAAGAACAATCCGATTGCAAATGATTTAACTACTGATTCGAAATTCTATATAGCCGCTGTAGATTTTTCTAATAATGTCGGAACTCCGGGACCGGCGGCGGGAATTCAAGTCGGTTCTTTACAGGGCCTTGGGGCAACAGATTTCCAAGTGGGCTCCGAATATAATACCGCTGAATTTAGACCATATATAACGGGAAATATAATCGATAATTCCGCACTAGAGAATGATGATCGTTTCCTTCAGTTTAGAATTAAAATAATAGACAAAGATAATAATAAACTTCTCGATACTAAACTTTTCAAAGATGGTTCGGCAGCTCCGGATTTATCCTATCCAGCCATTGCAGGAAAGGAATATGAATTAATTCTTGATGGCCAAACAAGGGATTTCGGCTATATAGGGGGGATAAATAAAACAATAACTGCTCTTGGAGATCTTAATCCTCCGGCACAAATTACTAATTTTAGCGTAACCAAGCCTTTTGATGATTTGGTTTTTTCTTGGAATCCTCCGGCAGAACCCGATTGCGAGCAGGTTGTAATTTATTCTGGAGACTCGAACCCTCCTACAAAAGAATATAAAACAGTAAATAAATATGCCTTTTTTGATGCCCCAATTCAGGAATTCGTAGAAGCGGGCCAAGCCATACATTTCGGAGCAAAAGCGATAGACCTTTCGGATAACGAAAGTCCAATGTCTAACATTAAAAGCTTTGATCTAAAGGCTAACACCAACGCAGATGTTGAATTTTCAAATGAGTCCATAGTGGAACTGGAAGACCCTACGAATGGAATACGAAAGTATTATCGGACCGGGGATATGGATCATAGCTCAAAGGATTCTGATTTCTTTGAAACTTTCATATTAAAAATAGGGCCCAAAGACAAATATTCAGTTCAATGGGATGAGGTCGAAGCTCCTCTGGGTAACTTTAAATACGAAGTTATTCCAGGCGTAGATTATTATTATCAAGGATGGTCTCAAGCGAAAGATAAGACAAAATTGTCCAAATTGACCTACCCGATCAAGGAATTTTCTGTTAGTGCGGATGATGCGGGACCGAATCAGGTTGACAGTGTAAATTTATCAGTATACGGAGATGGGGTTTTTGTAAGTTGGAAGGATAACAGTGCTCGACCAATAGATTTTAGTCATTATAATTTATATACAGGCGTCGGGACTTCTTTTACTGGGCCACTTGACAATCTTCATAGTTCAACCATACATACCTCGGAATACATTTATCTAAAGTCCTCGGACCTTAATAATGATAAATTTGCAGTTGAAATCGAAGCAAAGGATATATCGAATAATGACGAGGGTCGAAAGTTCAAAGAGGTAACCCTTCAAAACCATTACGCGGCAGTAAGTAATTTAACCGTTACTTCGGGAATCTTACTGGACGATGGGGATGGAACTTATAATTCATTTGCGTCATTTATCGGAACCATTCCCGATAAAGATGATGCAGAATCGATGGTCACCGAGCTATGGAGACCAAATACGGCGGGTAATTTAGCCGGATCTCAAGTTACGGAAGTAGATCAAACGCTAAATAAAAGCCCGGGCATATTCAATAATTTAGTTGTCGGAGAACACTATTCCATTCGAGCAAAAGTAAAATATAAAAATGGAACAACTAGCAATACTTGGAAATCATCGGCTCCCAGTTCTTTTATTGCTCCGGGATATGTTCAATCCTTAGACGGAACAAACCTCACTAATAATTTTACTGCCATTTCCGGGCCGAAACAAGTTCATTTGTCGTGGGATTATGATTATACATCTAGGCCAAAAGATCTAAAATATGTAAACATCAAAAGGACTGGGGGGACATCAATAACTTATCAAATAGCCCCGGGCACGTTTTTTATCGATTCCGACATAGAGCCGGGTACAGTATATGAATATGAGTTAGAACTAGAAGATAGATCGGGAAATAAATCTACAAACAATAAAACAACAACTGTTACTGGCGGGCAAATTTCCAACGACTATTTGCATAGTCTTGCGGCAAATAAAATTACTGCCGGTAAAATTGGAGCGGGAGAAATAGAGATTTCTGATGATGGGGCTATTAAAAGTTCTAACGTTGTTAATGAAGGTCAAGGGGCTGGTTTCTTTTTAAGTGGAACTCATTTTAGAGTGGGAGATCCAAGTACGGGTGGAGACGGCCTATTCTTTACTGAAGATGATGATGGCGATGGCACTCCCGATATCTTGGAAATACGCGGCAACTTTACGGCGGGTGAAGTGGAAATCGGGCAAAGCTCCGAAACTTCACTTAAAATAAATCAGGATGGAGAAATATACATAGGAGATATTAATCCGATCAGAATAGTTGATGGGACAAGTACGAATATCGCTTCCGGTTTTTTTCCCCACGATCTAAACGCTGAATATTCTAGCGACCAATACAAAGTTAAAATACAAGATCATTTCGGTTCAAACCCCCAGCTTAATTACCTAAGCGATCATAAATTTCTTAACATTCAATATAGGGAAGAAGGAGGGAGAAAATATAGAGATTCTATTCCCATTTCTGGCCATTTGGTAAAAGACGAAGTCATTTTGTCCAAAGCAATCAATGTTAATGTCAATGATAATAACATCCCCCTCAATTTGCATTCCTATGAAATTATAGGTGTTAAATTCTTGGTAACTAATTCCGGAACACTTTACGCAAGAGATGCGGTGGTTGCGGGAACCGTAACCGCCAATAGTTTTGAAGCGGATGAAAAAATGTCTTTGGGAACAAATGACGGAAACGCTGCCGGAACACTTATTCAAAGCTATGGATATACCGACTCCAGCTCCGCTCATTACGATGATGGTTGGCGGATTGTCGGGGATGGTACAGCAATATTTAAAAACATAAATGTCAAAGGAGGAACAATCGATGGCATTGACTATATCCAAATAGGCCCTGACAAAAACTTTTGGGTCGATGACAAAGGAGAACTTGGCATAGGAACGAGCCCTCTCTTTGCGGACAGAAAGTTTCATGTTTCCAAAGAAGGATATATTACGGCACTGGGAGGAGCTTTAATTAGTGGCAGCGTAAAGCTTGGGGACGCGATAATAGGAGAAAATACATTATTCACAATTAATGACGCGGGAATAAAGGCCATAAGCCCGACAGACGGCACTAAATTTTGGAATATTAAAGCTGATGGATCAGCGGAATTTAAAGATATAGATATTCAAGGCGGGAATTTTTCGGCAGGTACAATTGATATCGGAAGCGAGAACGAAGGCTTCCATGTCGATTCAAATGGAAGTTTCTATATTGGAGACGGGACGACCACCAAACTATTTGAAGTCGATAAAGACGGAAATTTAAAAGGCAAAAACTCTGAATTCGAAGGAGCTAAGATTACTAGTCTTAATGCCGATTCTAATATTTCTGTCGGTGCCGATATTCTCATTACCAAAGCATCGATAAGGCATGGAGATGATTGGATATTGAATGGCGACGGTTCCGCGACATTTGGAAAAATAAACGTTACCGGTGGGGCCATTACAGGCGTTGCTCTTGACATAGGAGACCCCGGTTTTCATGTAGACGTCAATGGTAATGTTCATATAGGCACTAAGACCGACGCAAATGATTTTACGACTGCTCCATTTTCTGTAGATACCGATGGAAACCTAATAGCTACTTCCGCTACGATTGAGGGAACAATTGGGGGTGATGGCTTTAGGGCGGGACAGGCAAATGAACATGTTTACATTTCTTCTGTTGGTATTTACGGACCAAGCCTTGGCAATCAACAGTTCCTCATTAAACCCGATGGGGAAGCTATGTTTAAAAACATAGACGTTCAGGGTGGGTCCATTAACGGAGGAACTCTCAATATAGGCCAGTTTCGCGTTGCAGCCAATGGTTCTTTTCATCTGGGGGATGCTGGTGCGTTTTCGGATGACTTGACCAGATTTTCCGTAAGTAACGCTGGGGCTCTAAAAGCCACTTCAGCTACAATTACTGGAGAATTGGGAGTGGGACACGGCATAAGAATAAAGAAAACCAATTCCAATTGGATTGACATTCTTCCCGGGGTAATAAGCAGCAAAGATAATAAGTTCAAGCTAGAGGGGGACGGAAAGGCAAAGTTCACTAATCTTACTGTCGATGGCCCAGCTGGTTCAAGCTCTCTTTCCGTTGGAAATACATCTTGGTTCAACGTTAGCAACGATGGGGCGATGAGCATAGGGACATCCAAGACTGTTGGGGTAGACCCCGCCGGGGGATCTCTTGGAAGTCATACCGATAACAACTTTCATGTTACTACAGCGGGAGCTCTCACGGCAGCAAGCGCCACTATAGATGGAACGTTACACGCTAAGAACGGCTCCTTATTAGGGCAGAACGCATCCAAAGGGTGGGCTGTAACGAATAGCACAATACAAGGAATCACCCCCGCCGTTGCAACGCTCAACGGAAATGGTGGCTTTAAGCTGCAAAGTATAAGTGGAGATGCGGGTGGATTAACCACAAATTCGATTACGTCATCCGATGGCACAGCGTTTAGCTTAGCTTTGGACGGAACTACGAGTAGTATTCCAAACTTTAGCACAAGCTCTACAAGCGCCGGAAATATAGCCAAACAAGTATCCACTCAATTCTGCGGAGAAATATTATATCCTGTAGATGGACAAGAATATACATTAATTTCTAACAATAGAATAGAATACAAAATCACCGAAGTTGATTTAGCGTTTTCAGGTCCTCCTGGCTCCGTCGATCCTACAGTCTCCATTGATTTTATTGGAGACGGAATAACTTGGGTCGACACCTCAACTATAATAGAAGGAACGCCTGCTACTCATAAAATTCTTGGAACGATCAACAACAGCAACCACATGAGAATAAAAACAGATGATGCAAAAGGCAAAACATCAATACAGTTCAATATAAAGCTCCAACGAAATTAATACTTTTTACTTTAATTTATTAACCTTCGACATTATAATATAAACATGAACGTATCCGAACTAAACGACGTCCAGATTAAAGCCATTCTATATGACCTGACAAGGGAGTTCGATAGAACGCGCCAAAGTATTTTGGCTCTTGAGGGGGAATTGAAAAATCGAGCAGCCGCCGAACAACCTGATCTCGAGCCTCCGATCCCATACGAAGATACATCCGAATCTGATGAGGATGTCTCCGAAGAAGAGGAAGCGGATGCTTCTTCTTCTGAGGATTGATGGTCCCTTTCGACCAGATATTCTACTGGAATAGCGGAGTTAACTTCGCCGACCCTGGTGACCCAAACGATGTAGTCATTGGTTCCTTTCAGGGTAATTCCATGGGCTCGTTAAGTAGCTCAGACCCTGAGGCGGCAACTTATACGGACTTGGGTGTTGATGGGTATGGTCTTACGACAATTAATGTCTCCGAACAATATGCAAACAAATGGAACGCGATTCAATACAAGTTCAATGGCTTTCATAAAAGCGCACCTTTAACCGCAAGCCTTGGGAATAAGGCGTTTAATGGAATAAAAATAAGATTAAAGTTCAAGATCTCTTCATCGGTGACAAGCAGTGATGAACATATCCTTAGGGTTATTAACATGATGCATATCACGATCAAGCAGAATGATGCAGTCTTGAAGCCTTCGGTAGATCACAATTCACTTTATGCAGGAAAAGGTTCCGCTGATCCAAATTATACTTGGGGGTTCGTCAAGGTTACCCCCACTTCTGCCTCAAACTATATAACCGTAAATACACCTTATGGTTGGTGGGGTGATGGAAGCGGTAATTACTTTGATGATTATTTAACCGCTTCGGATGTTCCTAACAACATATCAAATTGGAACAGCATCCCTCGGAAATTCACATTTGCCAATGATTATAATCCCAATGATTTCTCCGGAACCGATATAGTCAATACATCCGTCTCGGCATTTTTTGAATCAATTAGCGGAACCTCCCTTGAGGCATTCCCTCAACACCTCCAAGGAATTAGTCCCGTAAAGGATCACTACGGCAACGATTTGACTCTTTTTGAAGACAACCCAAATTCTATAATCATAGGGTCTTTGGCTCTGTCAAAAGGCGCCGCTGGATTTGGTGGCTATGTTCTTCGAGAGGCTAATTTTAATTACCCTGATCATTTATATACAACTGCCACATATTTGCTGACAAACGATGGTGCGCCTGCGGGTAATTCGGGCTCCTTTACAATATGGGAATCTGATAAAGTAATTCCCCCGGGAACTGAATTCAAGGTGACTTTTGCTAGAGATATTGCAGCAGCCGGATCGGCAATGCATGCGGGAACAAAATATTACAGGCCTTCTTTACCTTATGATTGCAGGCTTGAATTAATTCCTCAATAATTAAAACGGATATGATACCCACCCGCCGAATTGGGGCTGGAAACCGTCGCTTTGTAAAACTTCCGTATCTGCGTCAAAAAGAAGGAGGTCAAAACCCGCGTGGAAATTGCCTAGTTTCTTTTCGTACATTGACCTTAATTCGGTTTGAGTGCCGCCGTCTCTATGGTATTTACCGTACTCAAACCCAAAGAAGGTGTCTGGGGTTTTAATTTGGATTTGAGCCTTATGCCCCTCTTCCGTATCTTCCCCGAGAATACTTGTCTTCCCATAGCCAACGCCAAGAGTAACCGTAAGACCTTCGGACAAAACATTATCATAATACCAATCCATGCCTACTTTTTCAAGTAAGTTCTGGGGTAGGCGATTAAGTTCTAATTCCGCCCTAATGCTATCTTCGCTTTGAGGAACCCTTAATTTCATTTTAAGGGTGGCTTCATGAAGAAATCCTTCTTTGTCTAAACCAAAACCTAATTCGTTGAGAGTGAAGCCGCGATTTGAAAGATGGGGAATTGAGTCGTTCAAGAATGGGGCCATGTTAAAAGAAAGCCATTCGTGATTCTGGAGAGACATTTGCCTGCTTGATGTGACATTGTCCTCTGTGACCGTAAGTCCTTTAGCTCTTTTGTTTTTTATTGTTTTATTAAGAGACGGGGGGTTATTTTTATTCCTTGCGAACTTTGCTCTTACTGCGTCACTGATTTCATCACTTACGGAAAAATTTGAGCTTATTCCTGTTTCTCCCAGCAGATAGTCCTTTGTCACCGGATCCACTTGGGTGGACAATTTATAAGTAGCAGAGGTTGATTGATTCCACCTAAACCCAGCCCTAAAGCACATCTCCAGAAAAGGGTTGATGTCGTTTGTGTTTAATTTTTCCATCATCCCGGACAGAGCATTAAATTCATAACTCATTGTTTCCGAAATTCTTGCAAATTTTACGTCTCCCGGAATGACCATATTTGATTTTGATTGAACCTCGACAAGTTGGCCAACATCATAATCACCATAAACAAGACCTGGGTTAACCGTAATGGTTTGCGTACCTCCACCAGGAACATACTCGCTCATTCTTTTGATAATATATGGAGATTCAAGAGCATGAGCCTTTTGTAATGTCAACTCTTGGTATGCAAAAGCCCCAATGGTAAGCAAACTAAAAGCTTCATCCATCTTTAGATGTGAAACGAGGTTCATCTGAGAACTTGCCGCAGATGACGCAGACCCCCTTCCTTGTTCCCATAATATTTGAGCTACATAAGCTTTCTTTGTCGCGGACCTATTTGGGGTGGGCTCTAGTTGAACCGGGGCATGCCATGCTTCGTCCCCTCTCGTTCTATCGAATGCCAAAAAGTTAAAATCCACTACATTCCCGGCATTGGAAAAGGTTTCATGGTTATACTTCAAGTATCCTCCATTGGCCCAATAGTCCCTAAGGTCTAAATCCAATGTGGCATTAATATTGTTTTCGGCGTCAAATTCATTTTTCTTGAAGAAGTAGACGTTGTTAACTAAGGCATTGTAATATTGATCCTTTTCTTCTCTTGTATAATAATACCTGCGATCCAAATCATTCCCATACTCATTTGTATCCACTAGGGTTTTTGATAAATTAGGGTTTAAGCTCAGAAGGGTTTCGAGTCCTACATCCGTAAGGGTGGCTGATGCCGTGGCATTGACGTTCCCTTCTTTCGAGCCTACCACTTCAACCGATAAAAGCTCTCCGTCTTCAACCATTAACACGTGTCCAGTTTGATTCGTTGCTGCTGCTGCCGCGCCAGCATAGGGATTTACATGGGCAACCCATCCGTTAGGACTAGTAACCTTCTGTTTTTCCATCATGAATGTTAATTTTTCGTAAAAATTCTTTTGAATGGGATTTCCGCCCACTAGTTTTTTTCCTTTGATTATCAAATTAATCGGGTATTCTTCTCCTGGGACTAATTTTCCAAAATTAATAATGAATTCGGGGTATCCAGATCCAGTTAAAGTAACTCCTCCACTTGGGCGGTATATGTGATTGGACGACGATATGTCTTGTTGGGTAAGGCCATAGTGAGCAGGAATCACCTTGGTAATCAGCCCAAAAAAGTTTTTTTCTACTCTCTCAGGAAAAAGTTTGCCAATCTCTACGGACCAATCCCAACTAGAGGGATCGGTTATGCCTTCAATATCCAAAAAATAAGGGAGCAAAGATAGTCTATGAGTCGAAACATCACCAGGGTCGCCCTCCAGGGAGGCCTTGTGGGGTATTATGATTTTATTTTCTGATAGAGCCATTTTATAAAATTATTGTCCAGCCCAAATCTGTCAAGATGGATTGGAATGTTGGATAATAAGCCAAGGATGATACACTCGTGCTATTTGCGGAAAAATCAACAGTTCCGTTTCTTGCGGATCCCCAGATACCGGGGAGCAAAGACTTTAATCCATCGTCGGATATGGAGTTATTGCTAAGATTAATTGTTTCTATTTTATCGCAAATAGGAAATACGGAATCACTGACTGGGTCTCCGCCTGATCCTATAAAGGATACTAAACTATTATTAGAGAGATTTATTGAAGTTACTGAAGATAATCCCGAAACATTAAATGAGGTCAAGCCGTTATTTGATAAATCAAGAGTTTTAACGTTTGATAAATACGAAGGACTTTCGCTTTTGAAACTTGTCAAGCTATTGCAATTTTTTATAGTCAAAGATTTCAATTCCGCCGGAATACTGGAGGCGTCAAATTCTGCCGGGGCCCCAAACATCGCATAAACGTTGTCATAGTTTCCATCGAAGGATAGGTCAACCATATTGGCATTTGGTAAGATTGAATTTATCATTCCTTTGGGGAAGGGCGTGGCTGGGTCGACTATAGTTGTATCTTCGTCAAGGTTTGTGGGGTTTCCGGTTAGGTTAAAAGTAACTCCTAGTGTCTTTTTGAATACCTTTGCTCTGAAGTATGTTATTGAATCCTTGGTAGTGGGCTGAGAAAAGGTTATGGTGTTGGATGTGGCGTTAGCCTTAAAATTGTCCGAATGGATTTTCTCCTCCGTCCAGTTCTCTCCACCCATAACAGTGTTGAGACTATCCCTCCAAATCTCATAGAAATACTTCATGCCATCAACCAAGCCGTCCATCTGTAGGGTTATGGTTATATTTCTGGGGGAAGGGTCGCCGTTTCCTGTGGGGTTGTCGTTAGAGTCAAAGTAATTAGAAGAAAGCTCTTCCGTCGCTGCTATGCTAATATAAACAGTCTGGTTACTACTACTAAAGATTTGGTATCTTAAATCATACTTATCAGTCAATACCCTATCTGATTTTGGCATCTGGACTAGATCTGAATCGCCAGCTAGGACTGATGGATAACTTGTTATTTTTATGTCGGCTTTATAAAAAGACCCTGCGTTGCTACCGTATACGCTGGCTACGGCAGTCGAGTTTTGGAGTAAGTCTTCATTGATGACATCAACTACATGGTTTCCATGGGAGAAGTTAGGAATAGCTCTTGTCGTATGAGAGCCTCCGTTTTCATCCGTCCATGTTAATTTATAGCTACCTTCGACGTATCTTTGAGGAAGGGAATCGTCCATGGATAGGGAAACGACCTCTCCGTCGGAACTTAATTGATAACCGGACTCCGTAGCTGACGTTGAATAAGGTTTCGCGTCTATTGAATATTGAGACCAGGAGGGGTCTGATATAAAATATTTATTTAAAATTCGTCTTCCTATACGATGCTTTGATTTGCTTAGGTGCCTTAAGGTTATATCGTCGGAATATTCGTCCCAGTCGCTAAAGTGGTTAATTTTAGATCCCCCGACTCTTATTTTTCCGCCACCGATTTTAATTTTCTTGGAATAGTCCATCGTTAAAATATACACATATAGTTACACAAGTGTAATAAAATGTGGATGGCAAAGGTTTTTAGATATGGGTCCGCGAGGGTATTTCTTGACGACAAGGCCGGGAATACTGGATTAAGGGAAGTGAGCTTGGTTCACGAGGCTTCCTGGGGCTTTGAACTCCCGAGGGTGGAGTCCAGCTCAATCGGAACCCAAAAGGTCCATAGGGAGGTCATATCGGCCCCCTCGGTAAAGTTTTCGTTTAAGTATTTCATATCCAGACTGGAGAATGAAAAAGCTTTAGGAATACCGGTGACAACGACTGCAATAGAAGAGGGAAAATCAGTATATGATTGGATAAAAGATTGCGGCCCGTTGGATTTCGTAATAGCGACAATGGATGATTGCGGAGAATTTTTAGAATCGGAAAATATTACCAATAAGAAATTGAGTTGTTATGCCATAAGCAATTGTTATATAACGTCTTATTCTTTGGATATAAATCCAAGACAAATGCCTTCGGTGACCATTGATGCAGTTGGGGATTACATGATGTTTGAGTCATATCCCGGAGATGGATCTAAATTATTCGCACAAAGAGAGACTATCTTGCCGTCTATGATGGCCTTGGCCAACATTAGGGATGAAAGTTTTCTAGGGGGAACAAATATAAAACAAAATATAAGTTCATTAAGTTTAAGTATTCCCGTGCAATATAGAAGTCTTAGCGATTTTGGAAAGTTTAGATATGAGAAAAAGCCCATTTTGCCAACTCAGTGCCAATTGTCCTTAGCTTGCACGGCAGACGGTTTCTCAGAAGGGGATTTAGACAAGGCTGTTTGTGGGGAAAAGTTGAATAGGTTAACAATTATTCTACAAAAAACCAATTGTACGAATAAATTTAAAGAATTATCTGCTATTTTAATGGATGACCTGATAGTATTAAATCAAGATTACTCTCTGGGAGTAGGGGGATTATTAAGTTCTAGATACAATTTAACATTACCAATAGATAAAGACGCCAGCATGGTATTCCTGCAGCAAAATAGGGATTATGCTGATTTCCTTACGGATGAAGGCGGGTCAAATGAAGAAGATGCATTCGCACAAGAAGGAAGCGGTTATCTTTTACTTGAATACTTATCAACGTTAATGGAGTCCCTGGAAGAAGCTATTGGAAATAAATGATGAATAATAAAATAAAAAGAAAACCCCTGTGTGCGGCTGAATTTTACCTATTCGGTTAGGCTAAAATAGAGTGTAATAGGACTTAAACTAGTTTAAAATGGCAGACAATAAAAAGATCTCAGAATTGACTCAACAGTCTTCAATGCCTGATGATTCTTGGTATCTTGTTCTCGCGAAAACAGATGAAGACAATTATAAAATCACATTCAAGGACCTTTCTGATCGCACAGTAGAAAGAGGAGGGGCTGTTTTACTCGCCGGGAATCAACAAATCGATGGAGAAAAGGATTTTAGTGATTTAAAATTTGGCGGCAAAATAGTAGGAACCCAAGAAAGAGAAGATAGCATTCAGCTTTTCGCAAATTCAGTAAGCGGAAATCTCGGAACATTAAGCGGTTACGTACACACGGATTTAAAAAATTATATAGATTCAAGGGATGATGCAGTCAGTGGTTATGTTGTAGGTTATTCCGATGACGCCGATGCGGTTTTAAGAAATTATGTTGATAATGTTTCTGGATTAGTAATACAATTAGGCAGTAAGACAACCCTGTCCGATCAGGCTTTAAGTGGGTATGTTGACGCTGTAAGCGGAAATCTAGATACTGTTAGTGGTGAAATTGATGGTGTTGTTTCAGATATGGCCGGGCTAGCACAAACCGTCCTTCAGGAGCACCAAGCAATATATAATAAATTTGAAGCAGATGATGATCTTGTTAGCGGATATGCCAAAGAAATCAGCGGTAATTTGCAAGAGGAAATTGATGGATTCGGCCAAACGATAGGGGCTGATATTCAAGCTGTATATAATCACATAGAAAATACAAGCGGATTCCTTACTGGTAGAGATGACGAAATAAGCGGTTACCTTACGGGTTTTGCCGTTGCTAAAGATGTTGAGCTTAGCGGTTACGTAGATACCCGTGACGATGCCGTCAGTGGATACGTAGATTCGAGGGAAACTTCCATTCTTGGTTACGTCGATAACCGCGACGATGCCGTCAGTGGTTACGCCAAGGACATTAGTGGTGTCCTCTCCCAGTACGTTGACGACAACGCCAACAAGGACACCGAACTTAGCGGTTACGTTGACCTCCGTGATGATGCCGTCAGTGGTTACCTTACCGGTTTTGCGGTTGCCAAAGATATTGCGTTAAGCGGTTACGTAGATACCCGTGACGATGCCGTCAGTGGCTACGTAGATTCGAGGGAAACTTCCATTTTGGGCTACGTCGATACCCGCGACGATGCCGTCAGTGGGTATGCCAAGGACATTAGCGGTGTCCTCGTCCAGTACGTTGACGACAACGCAGACAAAGACACCGAACTTAGCGGTTATGTTGACCTCCGTGACGATGCGGTTAGTGGATACCTTACCGGTTTTGCGGTGGCCAAAGACCTTGAACTTAGCGGACATCTTACGGGTTATGTAGATTCTCAAATACAAGGGATAGACCTTACGGATAAGGCTGTCTTACTTGAAACCGATCAGTTGATTAGCGGAGTAAAATCCTTTCATGATGGTATCGTCGTTTCTGACTTGAAAATAAGCGGAGACATTAGTGGGGTTGATGGCTCCATGGTCATTACTGACGGAAGCGATCCTGACCTAATTTCTGCCCCAGATAAAAGCTTAACGTTTGATTTTGATGGCGACGTTTATATAACGGGTTCCGATCTATATGTAGAAGGGGATATAATTGGAAACAATATTGTAAGTGAAGCCCAACTGGATTTGCTTAGTGGGTATGTAAATACAAGAGACGATGCCGTCAGTGGATACTTAACTGGGTTCGCCGTTGCCAAAGACCTTGAGCTTAGCGGGCATCTTACGGGTTATGTAGATTCTCAAATACAAGGTATAGATCTTACGGACAAAGCGGTCCTTCTTGAAACCGATCAACTAATCAGTGGAGTAAAGTCTTTCCACGACGGTATAGTGGTATCAGATATTAAAATAAGCGGGGACATTAGTGGTGTCGACGGATCAATGGTTATAACCGATGGAAGCGATCCTGATTTGGTTTCGGCTCCAAACAAAAGTTTGACGCTGGATTTTGATGGAGGGGTTTATATTACGGGGTCAGACCTTCATATCCAAGGGGACATAATAGGAGAAAATATAGCAAGCAAAAATCAAATCAACGACCTAAGCGGATATGTAAATTCTAGAGATGACTTAGTAAGTGGTTATTCCGAAACTTATTCAGACCAGAAAAATGAAGTATTAAGTGGTTACCTAACTGGATTCGCCGTCCAAAAAGATGCTGAGCTAAGCGGATACGTAAACCAGAGAGACAATCTAATTAGCGGGCACTCTTCATCGATAAATCAGTCCTTGAGTGGTTATGTAGACTCTAGGGATGACGCAGTGAGCGGATACGTAGACCAACAAATAGGAGCAATAGATCTAACCAATAGTGTTGTTTTATTAACTACAGACCAAACTGTTAATGGAGTCAAAACGTTTGATGACGATGTTGTTTTTTCTGATGTTAAAATAAGGGGTGACATAAGCGGGGTTGCCGGATCGACGGTAATGACTGACGGGAGTGATCCTGATTTGGTTTCGGCTCCAAATAAAAGTCTTGCTCTGGACTTCGAGGGAGGGGTTTATATTACGGGATCAACTTCAGATCTGGTTGTAGAAGGAAACATAATAGGAAATAACATAACCTCCCAATCAAAAATAGATTTACTAAGTGGCCATTCCAATAGCGAAGATTCTAAAATAAGTGGATACCTTACCGGTTTTGCGGTAGCAAGGGATCTCGCTCTCAGCGGTTATATAGATGGCAGAGATGATGCGATTAGCGGTTACGTTAATTCTGAGATTTCCGACAAAGCGGTCTTGTTGACAGAGGATCAAACGGTAGAAGGGGTCAAGACATTTGACGATGGAATTATTGTTTCTGATATTAAATTAATTGGCGATATAAGCGGCGTAGGCGGATCGACAGTAATGACTGACGGGAGTGATCCCGATCTAGTTTCAGCCCCGGATAAAAGTCTTGCCTTTTCCTACGAAAATGGGGTTTATATCACTGGGTCAACGTCAAACCTACACGTAGAGGGGGATATTATAGGGGATATAATAGCATCTGATATAAAACTTTTGGGAGATATTAGTGGAGTCGGTGGGTCTACGGTGATGACTGACGGGAGTGATCCTGACCTAATTTCAGCTCCAAACAAAAGTTTATCTTTCGACTTCGAAGGGGGAGTCTTTATTACCGGAGGTTCAAATCTTTATGTAGAAGGTGATATAATTGGTGGGAATTTAACGTCCCAAGCCAAATTGGATTCTCTTAGTGGTTATGTTAATACTCGTGACGATGCCGTCAGCGGTTACCTTGCCGGTTTTGCGGTTACTAAAGACCTTGCGTTAAGCGGTTACGTTGACCTCCGCGACGATGCGGTCAGCGGGTATGTGGATTCGAGGGAAGCATCCATTTTGGGCTACGTCGATACCCGCGACGATGCCGTCAGTGGTTACGCCAAGGACATTAGTGGTGTCCTCTCCCAGTACGTTGACGACAACGCCAACAAGGACACCGAACTTAGCGGTTACGTTGACCTCCGTGATGATGCCGTCAGTGGTTACCTTACCGGTTTTGCGGTGGCCAAAGATGTTGCGTTAAGCGGTTACGTAGATACCCGCGACAATGCCGTCAGTGGCTACGTAGATTCGAGGGAAGCATCCATTTTGGGCTACGTCGACACCCGCGACGATGCCGTCAGTGGTTACGCCAAGGACATTAGTGGTGTCCTCTCCCAGTACGTTGACGACAACGCCAACAAGGACACCGAACTTAGCGGT